CGCGCAAGCTGCTGTTGAGGAATAACTGCAAATAGCGATAAATAAGCAAATTAGGCGGCAGGCACGATAAATAAAGGCTTGCCGCCTATTATGTAGGTAAACATATCGGCACAGAAAATGTGCAGAATGAACGTAAAAGTTTAGAGCGATATTAGAGCTGAAGGTATGGCGGTTAAGAGCGAGTTTAGAATAAAAAAATTAGAAGAGTTATGGCAACATTTAAGATGTGCGTGCAGAAACGCAGAAAGGACGGCTTCTGGCCGGTGTATATAAGAGTAACGAACAACAGGACAGTGCAGTACATCAAGACAGACAAGATGATAACAGACCGGCAGCTCACGAAGTCAAAAGAGATAAAAGATCCGCTGGTGATGCAATATTGCTCACAGAAAATACTGAAATACAACGAGGCTGTCAACAAGATTGATTCAAGAAGATGGACTGCAAAGGACATTGTAACATACTTGCAGGATAAGTCAAACGAAATATCTTTCTCAGACTATGCGCGTAAATACATAGACAGGATGATAGACAGAGGACAGCAGCGCAACGCACGCAACTACAACCTTGCACTTAGTAATCTGGAACTGTTCTTCAGGTCAAATCAGATAAACTTTTCACAGCTTACATCAAATGTTGTGAACAGGTGGATAGCCACGCTTGCCCAAACACACCGCGCAAAGGAGATGTATCCTATATGCATACGGCAGATATTCAGGACGGCCGTCAATGAGATAAACGACTACGACAACGGCATACTGCGCATAACGACCAACCCGTGGGTGCGTGTAAAGATTCCAAAAGCAGACTGCGCTGAAAAGCTGGCGATAACTCCAGAAGAGTGCCGCGCCTTCTTTGCCTGTCCTCTTCCTGAAAGCCGCATGAAACTGCCGCTGAACGAAATGGCAAAAGATGTTGCAATGCTGGTGCTTTGTCTTGGTGGCATAAACACGGTTGACCTGTATAACATGCAAAGAGATGATTACTATGACGGCATAATACACTACCATAGGGCAAAGACGGCTAAATCGCGTGCAGACAACGCATATATGGAGATGCGAGTACCTGAAATACTACTGCCTATCTTTGAGAAATATTCAAATCCTGATACATCTGACGGACATCTTTTCTCGTTCTATCGTAAAATGACTTCATCTGACAGCTTCTGCGCAAATGTAAACATCGGCATAAAGCAGGTGTGCAAACTGCTGAACATTCCACGCAACAGGTGGTACAGCGTGTACACTTTCCGGCATACATGGGGCACGGTGGCACAGAACGACTGCGGCGCAAGCATATCAGAAGTGTCATTCGGGATGAACCACAGCACAGGCAATGCAGTAACGCGCGGCTACATCAAGATAGACTACTCGCCTGCCTGGATCCTGAATGAAAAGGTTGTTAACTTCATTTTCTTCTCCGATGAACCGTCGGCACGTAATCAGGCAGCCAAACAGACGCGTTTCCGCATTTCGCCCAAATACATGGTCCGTGCCGAAGGCTATTACAGCGGCAGCAAGGTCGCTGAACTTCAGGATGCCGGATTCAAGAACAAGGACGAGATTATATCTGAAATTGGAAAGCGTCTGCCTTCTTATATACCTCAGCGTGCAATGATTCTTATTAAGATAAAAAATCTCGATACAGAAACAGAAGCTGTTTATCAGCGAATGAAAGGCAAAGGTATTTGATACCTGATTGCGCACAAGCATGTATATTCTGTATATGTTTGTGCGCTTTGTTTTGTGAGTTAGCCGTTTAGATTAACACACATAAAAAATGCTTGTTATTGACTTTAATTAACAACAAGCACAAAACTAAAGTAGGTGTAAATAGTTTTCTATTCCTTTGAACCAGACGATAATGCCAGCAGTCTGTCCTCGATTGTTTTCTTTGCTTCGATGTTGGCATCAACAGTTGTTGACTGCATCTTAGGCGCAACGTAGTTAGTCAGCTTCTCCATGACGGCTACGCGGTCTTTTGGCTCGAGAGCGGCAATATCATTTACAAATAATTCGCTATTGTAATACTTACTTGTAATCTCAGCCAACTTCTCCCTTATGTCTTTGGTAATCTTGTTTGGAGTGCCTTTTACGCGGCCGCCATATTTCGGCAGACCTTTTGGCCGGCCACATTTTTTCTTTTCCTCTTCCATATAATTATGTGTGTTTAATGTTATCCTTTGAGTGCAAATATAAGGTATTACTTTCGCATAATAACGATAACTTTTTACAAACATGGGACTTATAGGAAGTGCATTAGGAGCCGTAGGAAGTATATTCGGCGGCATATCGGCCTCAAACGCAATGAAGAAGGCCAGAGAAAGAGTTGAACAACAGCAAGAAGAGAATCAGGATTGGTACGATAGACGCTACAACGAGGATGCCACACAGCGTGCCGATGCGCAGCGCATACTTACCTTGACTGAGGATAATATAAGAAACCGCAACCGCCAGGCGGCAGGCACACAGGCTGTCATGGGCGGAACTGACGAGAGCACGGCAGCGACAAAGGCGGCTAACAGTGCGGCACAGGCAAACGCCACGGCTACGATAGCAACAAATGCGGAGCAGCGCAAGGATGCTATCGAGGGGCAGTATAAAGAGCGTGATTCACAGCTCGAGAATCAGCTCGAAAACATGGAGATAAACAAAGCCAATGCTATTGCTCAGGCGACACAAGGCCTTGCGAGTGCTGTCGGAGACATGGAATTTGGCGATGTAAAGATTGGTAAAACAAAAATACCTCTATAATGACAACACTTGAGAACATATTAGCGAAACCGCAGCCGGCAAAAAAGGAGCAGCCAACGGCACAGCCTTCGCAGCCACCACAACAACAGGCACAGGCGCCTACGGCTGCATCGGCAACACAACCGACGGCAGCGCCGCAGCCAGTGCAGCAGACACCGACGGCACAACCTACACAACAGAATACGCCTGCTGCAACAACGGCACAGACACAGACAGCACCAAATATGAACAATGTCTTGCTGTCGACGGTAAAGACTGCGACAGATATAGACACCGCGCCTATTACTCCGCAGCCTGAAAAGCCTATGACGTACACAGAGATGTATCAATGGCTCAATCCGTTCACTCCTATGACTGCAGAAGAACTCGCTGAACAAAGAAAGAAGGAGAAGCGCGAACAGCTATTTGCGTCAATTGGCGACGGCATATCTGCACTGTCCAACTTGTACTTTACCACGAAAGGTGCGCCCAATGCGTATGATCCAAGCAAAAGCATGTCTGCCAAAACAAAGGCGCGTTGGGATAAGCTTCGGTCTGATTATGATGCGCAGCTTAAATCATATATATCCGGTATGATGTCAGCAATGCAAGCTGACGCGAACAAGGATGCATCTTATAGAGACTATTTGGCGAAAATGTACCAAAACAAAATTGAAAACAATCTAAAATTGGCTAAGGAAAAGCGCGACCAAGAAATGCACGATTTGAACAAGAAACTTGCGGACAACAAGATAAAGCAAGGCGAGTATGACGCGAAAATCAAAGAAATTGAATCTAAGTATGCCGAAGCGGAAAAGAAAGCTGAATTAGCGGCTAAGAAAGCATCAACGGCTGCATCTTATGCTTCAGCTGAGGCGTCAAGAGCAAGAGCGGAAAAGACAAGGAGCGGCGGATCTTCTTCAGGTAAGAGTAAATCGTCAAAAGATAATGAACTACGTAGCGCATATAGATATTGGATGAGCTTAACGCCTGATCAGCAAAAAGACTATCGCGACATGAATAAGAGGTTTACCACTGTAAGAGGAAATAAGGTCAGATATATGGATGATGACGAGAAATTTATCAAATATGTTTGGAACCAGCGAAAAGCTTACTTGCGTAATCACGGCAGAGCTGACGAAATCGACGATGATACATCATTTGATGTGAGCAGATATAAAAGAGGCGGAAATAGGAATGTACCACCATTAAATTAAATAATATGCCTAATAAGATAACATACACTATAACAACATCTGACGGCAAAAGCCACCAGGTGGACGAGCAGAATATCAACAAGTATGGTATGCAGTCTTACGCTGATGCGTACAAAGGCGCTACTATCCGTATGAGAGACAAAGACGGGGCAGACTACGACATACCACTGAACCGCTTTACACAAGCAAGAGGCCAGGGTTTGCGCCCATTCAGGTTTGAGCACAGGGGGACTGCGACAAACACTCAGGCCGGCAGCCATGCACAGCAGGTTGCTGACGAGTACGACGAATCGGTAAGAAGGACACAGCCACGTATGACGGCTGCGCAAAAGGCCAAGATGTCTAACTGGGCGTCGTCATTCGGCCAAAATGTCGGGCAGGCTACAAGGCAAGCCACACAAGCGCTGAAAAGACAGAATGACGCGCGTAAAGATAATGCGCTGCGTGTGCGTCGTGAAAACGTAGGTGTAGATGCCGCGCCTTACAAGCTCGGAGAGAACCCGAACGTCGTAGAGACTAGCTCAACATACAACCCACAAAGTGGCAAGGTAGAGAAAACATATCTCACTGAGGCCGGAAATGAATATGTCGGCCGTGATGTTGCTGATTTGGAGCAGAATATCATTGACGACCAGAAGGCAAGAGAAATGGATCCGGTAAACACCACATTACGAGATGCGTATGCTGAACGTGACAGACTGGAGGAATCAATGCGTCAACGTATGAAGGAAATAGACGAAGAGCGTTCTAACGTGAATCCTGTTGTGCGAGCTTTTGCAGATTTGACTGAATCAACGCAAGGAGGTCAGGCATACAATCCTTTTGAACGCTATCAGCGTGACGAACAGTATAGACAGCTTGAGGCAGCGGCTCGTAAAAATAGGGCAACTATTCAAACGCTTGAAGATAAGCGCGACAATAAGATGAATGACTTTTTCCATAGCATCGCAACAACAGCGGCAAATGGTTATACATTCAATGACGGATTGTCTGAAATTAATGATGCCATCGCTCTTCTTGACGCGCGTAAACATATCAATTCAATAAATCGCAAGCAGACCACAGGTGAGCCGCTGACAGAAGAAGAGCAAGCAGCAGCGTCTGTTCTTGCAGCTGACGCGCTTAATGCTGAGGTGCAAGGTCAATATGCCGGTGATTATGGAGCATGGGCAAGAGCCGGACAAATGGTGCCTACATCTATTGACTTGATGAAGGATATAATGCTTACACCAGGAGCTGGCGGCGTGGCAAAAGGTGTTGCCGGAAAGGTTGCAGGCATAGGAACGCGTTTTCTTGCAAAACAAGCCGGAGAAACAGCAGCTAAATCTGCTGCAAAGGCTATAGGCCGTAGCGTTCTCAAAGGCACAGGCATACTTCTTGGCGCACATACAGCAGGAGCTGTTGTTAGCAACACGGCAGGCATAGGGCGTACAATAGGTGCTATGGGTACTAATTTAGCTGGTCAGACGGTTAAGGACGCACAAGGCAACTATAAGGTTCAGGACAGCATGGATGTTCTTGACGCATTTGTCGATGCGGAGCGTAACCAGATACGCGAAAATGGCTCTGAGATGTTCGGAGAGTTCATCCCTGGCGCCGGAGGTCTTATTAAAAAAGGTCTCGAAAAGATTGGCTTGTCGAAAATATCCAATGCCCTTACTAATATTGGCAATAAGCAATGGTATCAGCAGTATAACCGCTTATTGACAGCCGGAGGATATAACGGAATACCGGGTGAAGCCCTTGAAGAATATGAGGGCATGGCCTTTGACGCCCTTACAGGCAACGCTGGTGAGACATGGCAGCAGCTTAAAGATCCAAGAACGCATGTTGATATATGGCTCGGTACGGCTGCAATGAGCGCGCTTCTTGGCGCAGCACCTGTTACTATCCAGGGCGCACATACGGCAATGTATTATCGCTATAAGCACGCTACAGACAAGGCAGACAGAACGGCCGCATATAGATTTGGCGATAATGAGAAGTGGAATGGTCTTAAAGAAGTCATAGACAACACGCCAAATGAGGACATGGCAAACGCTGTAATGGACATAATGAACGACAGCAGTTTATATCCTGAGCAAAAGACCGCAGCACTTAACTATGTCCGTAATCTGACTAAGATGTGCGGCTACAACATAGGCCAGATGTCTAATGCCAACGAGGAAAGCGAGGAAAGCAAGGCTGCAAATGAAAGCTATGCTAACGGCTATAACACTGAGAATCCGGAAGAACTCAATCAAATTAAGAATAGGTATGAAGTTGCGAGAGAAAAGGCTCTTCAGGCGTTCCCTCAAGAAACACTTGACGAGATTGAGAACGATAATTCACTGCTTGTTCAGTACGTTGAAGCTCCAACGTTAAGGAAGATTGTAGTTGATTATTTGAATACAAAACAGGCGTATGACGGTATGATACAGCGTGTACGTGACGATATAGACACGCAGGTGCAGCAGTCTAATGACATGATTGAGAGCCGTATCAACAAGACAACCGGCATGATACAGCCTGCTATGATGAAGGCGCCAGACGAGAACGGCAACGAAAGGCGTGCTTATGTTATTTCCGGAAATGTCGAAATGTTGGCAGACATGAGTGGAGTTGACCGCGAGAAGTCAGACGGCAGCATACTTGTAAGATATGCAGACACCGGCGAAATGGAAATGGTCTCTCCTTCTGCAATAATGCGCGTGGATGATGCTATTTCACCTGAGCAAGAGCAACAAGAGGCTGAAACAAACATCACGCAGACCTACGCACAGCAGAAGGCAAATGATATAGACGGCAAGGTGGCATTTGCGCAGGGTGATGTATATACGCTTACAGACGAAGCAGGCAAGGTTGCCCAGGTTACTGTTGTGCCAAACAAAGACGGTATTGTAGACAACGGAGACGGCACTGTTAATGTAGATGCAGGCACCGGTGAAGTTGTAGCCATGCCAAAAGATGCCATACAGATAATGATCGACCGCACTAACAAGAATAAGGTTGTACAGCAAGAAGAGCCGGCGGCTGCCGTAACGTATAATCTTAATGATGATGTGTATGTCCAGGACGAGAATGGCAACATCGTACATGGCGTGATAACAGGAGATGTGAACGAAGATGGACAGTACGAAGTGCAGACGGACACGCCAGTCAAGAATGTACTTGTAAATCTCTATACTCCGGACCAGTTTGTCCAGCAGCCACAAGCGACTACTACAGAGCAGCCGGCGGCAGAGCAGGCACCTGCAGAGCAAGCCACGGAACAGCAACCTTCAGCAGAACAACAGCCTGCGAATGAACAGCAAGTGGAGCAAACACAAGCAGAAGCAGCACAAGAAGAGCAAAAGCCGGTCATACCTACAGACGAGAAAGGCAATACGCTGTATCACCAGGTGCCGGTTGAGACGACGATAAATGACTTGTACGACGGCAAACTTGATGATAACGAGATAAGAGACTTTGTTGACGCGAATATAAACGAGGCTGACAAGAACCTTGAAAAGGTAAACAAGAAAGCGCCGAAGATAGGCACAAATAAAGCTGAATATCTGAAGAAGAAGCAGGAATGGCAGAAGCAAGTTGAGGATGCAACACGTATTCGCGACTACTGGAATAGTGTCAAAAATTATATTGCACAGCAGACACACACAACTCCGGAAGAGGTCAAGGCAGCACAAGACGAGCTTAGCGGCGAGGCTGCAAGGCGTGAATATCAGGATATGGGCGGAAGCGTGCAGCAGGATGCTGTCAGCGTGGCATCTGACTTTATCCGCGGTGCGAAGATTACACCGGAGAGCTTCAAGGCAGAAACCGGTTATGGCACTGACGAACAGCGTAAGTTTGTCGGCATGATTGCAAAGGCTGAAAATGGCGGCAAGACTATTGACAGGCTTGCAGAGGAACTTGTAAGCTATGATAATGCCGAGATGAACGGCGTGCTGTTTGGCGGTGATACATCATCGGCCAAGGATGCCATATTGTCAGCATTGCAGGGTGCCGGCACGCGTGGAGAGCTGAAACAGACCAACGAGGCCGAAGAGCAGGCTTATATAGATGCGCGTAATGCTGCACGTGATGCACAATACATGGAGCAATACGGCATGACATACGAAGAGTATCTGGCCTATGAAGAGCAGATAATGCCTACTATATGGCGAGAGTACAACAATTATGATGAAACGGCGTTTAATAATATGTACGCCGAAGAAATTGAACAACTTATAAAATCAAGAGAAAATGACACCACAGGAGAAGAGCAAGCAGATGATAGAGGCAATCAAGTATTGTCTGAGCAACAAGTTACTGAGCAACGAGGAAGTGAAGGCGGCACAGAGCCAGGAACAGAAGTACAAGCTGGCGTGCAAAGCAATAATGAAAATGAAGCTGCACCAGAAGAAGCAAGCGGAGAAAGAATACCAAACATTGAGCGAGGAAGACAAGGATACACTGGCTATATTGCAAGACGACAGCAAAACAATCTGGAAACGTCCGAAGAGATAAATGTACCATTATCTCAAAATGAGCAAGATGAATACGGCAACCCAATGGTGCTTGCCGAAAATGGTTCAACTGTTTTTGGGACTATAGAATCGGAAAGCGGTCTGACTGAAGCACCAATCAAACTAAGTCTTGGTGAAAATAAAGTTGGTACCGATGGCAAAAATCATGGATATGGATTATTGCATATAGAAGCAGGCCATGGAGAACAAATCAGGAATGCCGGTTATCAGTCTGTAGAACAATTTGTTGAAAATGTAGCCCAAAATTATACAGACATTAAAGAAGGAGCATTAATAGGTAAGAAGCAAACCTATCTGCTTGAAGTATCTGACGAGCATAACAATACGCTATTTATACAACTGTCAAATGACGGTACTTATTGGAACGTAAACAGCGCGGGCATCTTCAAGAAAAAATACTCGCGCCGTAAACCATTAATATATACCGTACCCGCAGTAGGAAAAAGTACTGTCACCGATACTTCCGAAGTTAATAGCGGCCAATCCATGGGTGCAACCGCGCCAGCGGGAAACTCTTCTGAAAGCAAAGATAGTGATAAATCGGCAGTTGCGCAAACAATTGACGAGAAAATTGCGAAAGCGGAGGAAGAAACTGATGTAAATCCGACCGAAGGACAGAAGGAAGCAGGCAACTACAAGAAGGGACACGTGAGAATTGACGGCTACGATATAACTATCGAGCAGCCAAAAGGCAGCGTGCGCCGTGGCACAGATGCTGACGGCAAGCAGTGGGAACAGACGATGAATAACACTTATGGCTATATCCGCGGCACAGAAGGCGTGGACGGAGACCATATCGACATATTCTTATCTGATAATCCTACTGAAGGCAACGTATATGTTGTGGACCAGGTGAACCCTGACGGCAGCTTTGATGAACACAAGGTGATGTATGGCTTTCAAAGCGCAGACGATGCACGTGCGGCCTATCTGTCTAACTACGAAGAAGGCTGGAAAGGTCTTGGCACTATCACCGAAGTCAGCAAAGACGAGTTCAAAAAGTGGGTAAACAGTAGCCATAGAAAGACAAAGCCGTTCTCTGAATATAAGTCTGTTAATGCTATTGGAGCGCAAAATGAAGAAAGAGTAGACAATACAGATATTACTCCGGGCGATTTGCTAAGGGCTTATGAATCAGGGGACACAAAGGCCATAGAGGCTGCAGAAAGCCGCATGCGTACATTTATAGAAAGTTCTGACGATATGAAAGCTGTTGCCGCAACCTATTTCAGAAGCAAGGACAACTCAAGGAAATACAAAAAAGATGTTTCTTCAGGTACTTATAGGACACAATCTTTCATCGCAGAAGCATGCAAGAATGCTTTGCTGAAGGCAGGAATCCCTAAAGAGGCATTTATGGGCGAAAGAAAACGTACTGATTTTGCAAGAAATACATCTGATGCACGGGTTCTTGACGTGATGTCCGCTGATCCGTCTTTTGATGTCCTACGAGCTGTCTTAAACAATCCGAATACATCCAATTCTACCCTACAGCTAATTGCTGACCATACACAATACAGCTACTTGGCTGACGATGCAAGGCGCATACTTGCAGAAAGAGACGGCGGCGTGCGACAGATGCTCGGAGAAACCGGAGAAAAATCTTTGTCAGCAGAGGAGACGGCCATCCGTGACGCTGTTATTGATAGGCTGCGCAAGTCAGGCTTTGATGTGATAACTGACACAGAAGAAGGGCAAAGGGTGCTTGACGAGGCGAACGGAAGAGGGGTACGCGTAAGGATGCAGGCCATGCTTGACGGCTTGACGAAAGCGGCAAACACGATACACAGTTGGATTAAAGGCAATAAGCGCGACCGTGTTTTCACAATAGAACTTCCTGAAAGTACTCAGCGGAAAATAAAGGAGGTCATGGGGCGTGACTTTGACAGTCATAACATAACAGCAAACGGCATAGCGCACGCATTGAAAAACCACGGCATAAAAGGTAACAAACTGAATAAGAACAGCATACCCTTACGTGAGGAGGACGCGGAACTTATACCATATATAATGACTGCACCCGATTATGTGAAGAAAGCATCTACGGACATAAGTGGTCGCGAATCGTTACGTTTCTACAAGGAATTAAGCAACGGCTATGTTGTCGTGGTTGAAAAAGAATACAAAAACAGCCCAAATGATATGGAAACCATAACCATGTGGGCTGAAACGTCATCTGAGGCTACCAATGCCCGGCATAAAGCCGTCCCTGATACACACGTCCCAAACGCTATCCTCAGCACCGACGCTGCAAAGATACGAAAAGACGCCGAGACTGCAATAGAAAACGACGAGAAAATTCGCGAGCACCGTGTCTATCACGGCAGTGCCGCTGACTTTGAGGCGTTCGACCACAGCCACATGGGTGAAGGTGAAGGTGCACAGGCATACGGTTGGGGCAGCTACGTGACGGAAGTTGAAGGAATAGGAAGGATGTATGCGGAAAGAATGGCAGCCGGTGCCCATTCTTTCGCCTCGACAAAATTTCCTTTTACCGTTGAACATGAAAGCCGCGATTACTTAAAAAGAGCTTTCACTGACAAGCGGATTCGCAACTTTGAAAAAGCAAGGGAAAAGGCTATCAAAGATTGTAATTCTGCATTATCCAAAGCGAAAAAACATAAGGATGATGTATTCGCTTCTTTTTATAAGAAGTGTTTACAACGTATCACGACAATTTCAGAAGATGAATATAACAACCCTCAATACCGTCATCTCTACACCGTAGAAATTCCCGACGACACGGGAGAGAACTACTTGGATTGGTCTAATGAAATATCAGAAGAGCAGAAGAATGATATCTTAAATAGTTTATCAAAACTTAAAAATGAAGCATTTGACTATGATTATTTTGCAGAAAAGCTTGAAGATTATGAGGATAATTACAATCTGACAGGCGAAGGACTGTATAAGTTGCTGTCACGTTATGGCTTTGACAATAATTACAAAGCCGCATCAGAAGCATTGAATGATATCGGTTTTACAGGTATCTCCTACCCCGCGGAGTACAGAAGCGGAGGCCGTGAGGACGGTGCAAGGAACTACGTAATCTTCAACGAGGAAGACCTGAAGATAACGGACCACGTGCACTTTTTCCGTACTCCTAACGGCGAGACCTACGGGTTCACCGTCGGCGGTAGGATTTACGTAGACCCGAGAGTGGCGACTGCCGACACGCCGATACACGAGTACGCACACCTGTGGGCAAGCGCGTTGAGACAGGGCAACCCGGAAGAGTGGCGTAATGTTGTAGGACTGATGAAGGGCACGCCCGTATGGGACGAGGTAAGGCGCAGATACCCTAAACTGACTGCGGACGATGATATAGCCGACGAGGTGCTTGCGACGTATTCGGGACGGCGCGGTGCGGAACGCCTGAAAGCGGAGACGCGCAAGGCCGTTGATGGCAAGGGCGTATTTGAGGCCGCCCAAGCCGTGACGGCCATGGAACGCGTAAAAGAGGCACTGCGCAAGTTCTGGAAGGGCGTGGCGGACTTCCTGCACATACACTATACGAGCGCGGAGGAAGTGGCCGACAGGGTGATGAGCGACTTGCTGGAAGGCAGAACGCTAAAGGATTCAAAAGAACACGACGATACCGCTAATTTCGCAAAGAAGCACAACCTGAACGAAAAAGACGTGGAGGACTACGCCGACTATATACGGCGTGGAAACCTAAACGGAGCATCGCGCGCATTCAAAGAGATAAGAAGGAAAGTTCGTCTTGACAATCAGGGAGCAAGTCTTGGGCAATTTGCGAAAATATTCTCACCGATAGAAAAGGAACTTTACGAGCGGTTTGGCAACATTGATGAATTACGTCAACAATACGTCCAAAGGACTTTGGATGAGCGCAACGCAATGGAAGCGGCCCGCAAAAAAGCCGAGGAGGAAGCTGAGGCAGAACGCCGTCGTCTGCAAGAGTTTCAGAACATGAGCAGCGAGCAGCTTGACGCTGAATACATGAAGGCCGTGGAGGCAAACGATGAAATCCGAATGCGCAATCTTGTAAATGAGGCGGCACGCCGCAACGGCTACGGTGACGTAGGCAGCGAATACCAAGGTGTTGGCGCATGGAGCGCACCGAGCAATCCCGGCTATGAAAGCGACGAGGAACGACGGGCGGCGGTAGAAAACGATGCGCCGGATGTAAATATTACCGACATCGCGAACGGATATTCACAGCAACCAAGTGATTATTTCACCAACCTGCGTGCTTATGGTACGGACACAGCACACGGCCGTGAGAGTGCAGAGGCCATAAACAAGGCCATTGACGAGGTAAGGAACGGCAAAGACCCGATGGTGAAAGTTTACCGTGCCGTGCCTAAGTCAGTAAAGGAAGGCAAGTTGCGTAATGGCGACTGGGTAACTCCAAGCAGGAAATATGCAGAAATGCACGGCGACAACAGGCTGGAAGGAGATTACCGCATAATAGAGCAGGAAGTACCGGCCAGTCAGATATGGTGGGACGGTAACGACATAAACGAATGGGGCTTTGACGACGGAAAGGGATATGCTTACCGAAACACAAAGAACAACCGCAAGCTGAACGACCTTATAACCCGTGACGACAAGGGCAACATCATACCGCTGTCGCAACGTTTCAACGCAAGAAAGGCTGACGTGCGCTACCGTAACACTGAAAATCAAGCAGCAACCGACAATATAGAAGATGTCAATAAGCAGTTTAATCAACAATTGGAAGGACTGACGGAGGAGAACGCCGACAAGGTTACGTTGTCGTTAGGCAGGCCATCGGCTGTCCTACGTGCGGCTGGCGTGGAGGATAAACCTATGAAGCTGTACGGCAACAAGGTGATTAAGAAGATGCGCAAACACGGTTTCACGCTTGCCGAAATTAAGGACTTGCCAAGAGCCGTGGCAGACCCGATAGCTGTGTTCAACAACTATCAAAAGAACGGCAACCGCTCAATTCTGACAGAACTACAAATTGGCGATAAACATATTCTTGTAAGTGTTACAGTAGGTAAAACTGGTGTAGACGCAGATTTTAATATTGTGTCTTCTGTTTTTGGCAAAGGGAGCAACAATGTAGTTGATTGGATAAATAAAGGTTATGCTACATTTATAAATAAAGAAAAAGCTCTTGACTATTTGCACTTCTCCGAGAGAAGTATCTCGGAAGCCTCAGACAATCAAGAGCTTGTTTCTACTGCAAATATAATAAGAAACTTTGAAAATCCAAACGTTTTAGAGGAAAATCTTGTCCCTACGGAACAAACAAACGACATTGACACCGCCGTTGCCGACACTGCCAATAAGCTGAACATTGGTGTAAGGGTGGCGCACTCGATAGACGAGGTGAACAACGACAGCGTCCGACGCGCCATTGAGCAAGGCAGAAGAATACAAGGCTTTTATGACACGCGAACAGGCGAGATTGTGGTATATGCGCCTAATGCTGTTGATGCGGAAGATGCGGTAAGGACTGTGCTTCATGAGGGAGTGGCGCACTACGGATTGCGTCAGCTTGTGGGCGAAGAAAATTTCGGAACGTTCCTTGACAATATATATAATAATGTAAGTGATGAAATAAAGTCAAAGATTGACGACATAGCACGGAAGAACAAGCTTAGCACGCAGGTTGCAACAGAAGAGTATCTTGCATCACTGGCAGAAAACACAAACTTTGAAGATATGAATGCGAGCTGGTGGAATAAGATAAAAGACTTGTTCCTCTCAATGGTGCGCAGCATCGGCCTTAAAGGCTTTTCAGGGAAAACTCTGTCAGACAATGAACTCCGCTATATCTTATGGCGAAGCTATGAGAACCTGAAGAACCCTGGACGATACCGCAACGTGTTCAGCGAAGCCGAGGACATCGCAAAGCAAAATGAGCTTAAAGTCGGTAACTATGCAGTGCGTGAAACAAGAGAAAGCGTTGCTGACAATGACCTGTATCGAGAAGTGGAGCCGGAAGAGCGCAGAAGAGTTTATGTTGCTGACATATATGATGCAAGAATTAAAAACGGAATGTATCAGATGCGCGAGGCCGTACAGGACAGCATGCTATCGTTAAGAGAAGCCATGACGGAAATATTGAAGGCCGAAGGCAACAAAAATGTCAAAATAGAAGATATTGCAGGATTTGAGAACGCATACCTTGGAGAAAACAGACTGTCGTCTGTAAACAAGGCTGAGGCAGATGCTTTTGCAAATCTGCTGTTTAAACCTCTTCTCGAAGAAGCTGCAAATCTTTCAGGTAGTGAGAAAGGCGGAAGAGACGAACTTGTAAACTACATGATGGCAAAGCATGGCCTTGAGCGTAACAAGGTAATGGCAGAACGAGATGCCAAAAATGAATACGATAATTATGTAAAAGAGCATCCGAAAGGCGAAAAGACGCTTGATGATTTCATCGAGAAATACAGAAAACGTGATTATGCCGGCCTTACCGCATTAACTGGAAAAGAAAAAGTTGCCGAGGCAGAGGCAGAAGCACAGCAAATAGTTGATGATTATGAGGCAGAACATGACACAGAAGAATTGTGGAACAAGACACGCGCCGTTTCTAATGCCATACTTGACAAAGAATATGACACTGGCTTGATGTCAAAAGACACAATGGAGAAGTTGAAGTCTATGTTTGACTACTACATACCTTTAAGAGGCTTTGATGAAAAGACAAGCGAAGATGAATATGCTTATCTTGAGAACAAGAACAGCGCGTTCTTCGCTCCTATTAAAGCCGCAAAAGGTAGAAAGTCAAAAGCGGATGATCCGTTTGCTTATCTCCAGGGCATGGCCGAAAATGCTATAATGCAGGGCAACAGAAACAAACTTGTAAAGCAGAAGTTCCTGAACTTTGTCTTAAATCATCAAAGCGACCTTGCAAGCGTCAGCGACTTGTGGCTGAAGTATAATGAGGTAAATGATGAATGGGAGCCGGTATTTCCTGATAACATCAAAGACACTGATACAGCCAAAGAGGTTGAAAGAAAGATGCAGGAGTTTGAAGAAAGGATGCAACAGCTTGCTGAAGAAGAGCCGGAACTATACAAACATGGCAAGCAGACCGTTGAAGTTCCGTACAGAGTTGTTGAAAGCAGAGATTTAAAGCAGCATCAGATACTTGTGCGTAGAAACGGCAGAAACTATGTTATTACGATAAACGGCAACCCAAGAGCAGCGCAGGCCGTAAATGGTCTTACAAACCCTGATAACGATATGTCAGGAGCAATAGGCGCAATCCTTAAAGCAGGACAAAATTTAAATAGACAGCTTAGTGCGTTCTATACTACTAGAAATCCTGACTTTGTTGTTTCAAACTTCATTCGAGATGCTTTATATGCAAATAGTATGGCATGGGTAAAGGAAAGACCTAACTATGCTTTGCGCTTTCATAAGAATTATGTCTTGGCAAATCCTATAAAGATGAAGAAGCTGTTTGCGAGGTATCGTAAAAATAAACTGAAAGCGAACAGCAAAACAGATATGATGTTTAAGCAATTCATGCTTAATGGTGGCGAAACCGGATATGCAAGTGTTCGTGATATAGAAAAACGAAAAAATGAAATATCTAAGGAAATAAAGAAGTATCAGGGCAAGTTACCTATTAAAAAGGCATGGGGCTATCTGGCTGAAAGGTTTGACGAATTTAATAGGGCTGTTGAAAACAGCGCACGTTTTGCCGCCTTTGTTACATCAAGAGAAATGGGCCGTTCAATAGAGCGTTCAATATATGACGCTAAGGAGATAAGTGTGAACTTCAACAAGAAAGGCAGCGGCTCAAAGTTTATGGGAGCGACAGGACAGACAAAACTCGGTAATGCCGGAGCGTTTATTTCCGGTTTAGGCCGAAGCGGCTTTGTCTTTTGGAATGCTGCCATACAAGGATCTACAAACTTTGGCAGACAGGTAAAACACAACCCTGCAAAAGCATTAACTGCTATGGCTACAATGTTTATGTTAGGCGCAGTTGTCGCATCGCTTGGCTATGGAGATGATGACGATGATGATAAAAACAGTTATTGGAACCTGCCTGACTATGTGCGCAGAAGTAACATCATGTTCCGTGCAGGTGATCAATGGGTAAGTATTCCGTTGCCTGTTGAATATCGTTCATTATATGGTCTTGGCGAACTTATGATAAGTACTATGAGCGACAAGGAGCATCTTAGCGGTGATGAAATAGCTAATCAGATAGCCGGCCAGATAAGCCAGGTAATGCCTATTGACATTCTTGAAGGCGGTGGCGGAGCTAAAGCATTTGTCCCCAGTTTCATAAAACCATTTGCAGAAGCATACGGATATAACAGAAGCTGGACCGGAATGCCTATCTACAAAGACACTGATTTTAACAAGGACTTACCGGAATGGACGAAAGCGTATAAGAGCGCAAACAAATATCTTGTTGACTTGTCTGAAACACTTAACGAAGCTACAGGCGGAGATAAGTATACAAAAGGCGAGATTGACATTAACCCTGCTAAGATAGAGCATGTCCTGACGGGATATTTTGGCGGTATTGCCAATACTATTGACAGGCTTACTAAAATGGGTGAGACTGCTATAGGACAACGCGAATATGATCCGAATAGTATTCTTATATGGAATAGAATAGTAAAGAACGGAGATGAAAGGACTGAATATAAGGCAATAAACAATGAATATTTCAGAATAAAGAAAGAGCATGACACGTTAAAAAAACGCTTAAACAATTATGAGCGAGACACTGAAAACGGAGTATTTGACTATGCTGAAAAGATAGACTTCTTATATAACTCACCTGAATACAGGCGTCTTGAAATATACGAAGAGTATCAGCCGGACATAGAAGATTTGATTATTATGCTTGATGAAACAAACGATGCGGACGAGCAGAGAGATATCGAGGCACAAATAAATGAGCTGAAGAAGATGATGATTTCTGATATAAACAAGTACGCGCGTAAATAGTTAACCTCTAAGAGATGCTTGTATGACCTATATTTGCAAGGTATACAAGCATCTTTTTATGGTAAAAAAGAAGAAATTATTTTATATGAGCCGCATCACTCCGAGCAAGGATGATGAGGAGATGAACACGGTGAAGTTTTCAAAGAAGAACTTTGGAGACCGCCGCGCTTTTGATGTCCTTATGGAAGCCCAGCATTATTGGAATATGATGGACGATTTCAGGAAGGACAGAGAAAGGAATAAGCGATATACATACGGCAAGCAGTGGGATGATATGATATGCGTGAACGGAGAAGCAATGTCGGAAGAAGAATATATCGAGCGGCAGGGCAGCGTTCCGCTTAAAAACAACCTTATTCGCAGGCTTGTAAGAAACGTTCTCGGCGTGTATCGAAGTCAGATGAAAGAGCCTACCTGTACTGCGAGAGACAGAGACGAGCAGAAACTCGGTGAAACAATGAGCACCATTCTTCAGTGTAATATGCAGCTGAACCGCATGAATGAAGTCAATGCACGAAGTATGGAAGAGTTCTTAATATCCGGCTTTATCGTTCACCGCAAGAGTTACGGCTGGCGTAACGGCAAGGAAGATTGCTGGACTGACTATGTGCAGCCAAACAATTTCTTCATAGACAACAATATGCGCGATTTCCGCGGTTGGGACGTCACGTGTCTTGGAGAAGTGCATGATGTCAGTTTCGGGCAGCTGTGCGAAAACTTTGCGTCTACTCCTGAAGATTACAGAAAGCTGAGGGACATATACAAATGGGCGTCGAAAAAAGAGTTTATAGCCAGCTACGCAGAACGATTTGGTTACAGCAGACTTGAAAATTATGATTTCCTTCTGACAAGCGAGCCGGGCCGGTGTCGTGTTATCGAGGTGTGGCGCAAAGAGCAGAAACCAAGATACAGATGCCATGACTATCAGAACGGAGACATTTTTAAAATTGATGCAGAAGATTATCAGGAACAAGTCGTAAACGTAAACCTTCAACGTATAGAAATGGGCAAAGCGGCCGGAATGCCTACGGAAGAGATTCCAATCATAACGGCTGAGTGGTTTATGGATGATTATTGGTATTTCTACTATCTGTCGCCGTTTGGAGATATTCTCAAAGAAGGCGAGACGCCTTTTGAGCATGGCTCTCACCCATACGTGTTTAAAGCATATCCTTTCATTGACGGCGAGATACATTCGTTTGTAAGCGATGTTATAGACCAGCAAAGATACACGAACCGCCTTATCACTCTTTATGACTGGATAATGCGAGCATCGGCAAAGGGTGTTCTTCTTATGCCCGACGATTGCTTACCGGACGGCGTGTCAATGGAAGATATTGCCGAAGAATGGGCGCAGTTTAACGGTGTTATTGTCTATAAGCCTTCAAGCAGCGGAAAGATACCGCAGCAGGTGGCAAACAACTCGACTAACATTGGCATAACGGAACTTCTTAACCTTCAGTTGAAGTTCTTTGAGGATATAAGCGGTGTTAATGGCGCGTTGCAGGGCAAGCCCGGATTCTCCGGACAAAGTGCTACGATGTACAATCAGCAGGTGCAGAACAGCACGATGTCACTTCTTGACATGCTTGAGAGTTTCAGTGGGTTCATCATCGACGGAGCATATAAAGATGTTAAGAACATGCAGCAGTTCTATGACACCAAACGCGTATTTAATATTGCCGGCAAGAGCGGCGCACAGATTGAATACGATCCAAAGAAGATACGTGATGTCGAATTTGACTTGTCGATAACAGAAAGCACCTCTACCCCAGCCTATCGCCAAATGGCGAACGACATTCTTATGCAGTTGTGGCAAGCGCAGGCAATCAGCGTAGAGCAGCTGCTTGAACACGGCGACTTCCCATTTGCTGATGAACTCTTGCAGAGCATAAAGGCACAGAAAGAACAGATACAGCAAGGCGGAGTACCGCAAGGTGTATCTCCTGAGGTTATGCAGCAGGCACAGCAAGGCGCAAATATGGATGCGGTAAACAGATTACACAATGCAATTGCAGCATAAAACAAAGGGCGGAAATATTAACTTCCGCCCTCTTTTCATTTACGCTTGTCTGCGTTTTTAGAGTTCACATTGTACTTTACCAAAGGATCGTGTGTCAGCGTCCTTATGCCTTCAAGGTTTTGTTTAATTTTTGCTGTGTACTTCATTGCTTTTCTTTGATTTACGCCGTTTTAGACAATTATCATACCACTTCATGTACTGACTGCGTTTGAAGGCTTCTACTTCCGGAGTGATAGAGCCTTTGCCGTCCTTGTACTTTGTGAAGTAAAAAGAGTTCATCTCCAGGTCCCGGACAAATACATCACGCGATATATATCCTTTTTGTTTCAGCTTGCGGAAGTTGTATCTGTCCATGACAAGCAGACTGCCGTCACGTGCCGGCCCTGGCATTACATAATAACGTTCACCATCCTTTGAGTAAGCCTCTTCGGCTTTTCTTACGGCCTCACGAAGTCTTAACGTGGCCTTCAGTTTCTGAAATAGATTCATAGCAAATAATTTTAAGTTTATATTGTAGCGGCCGAAACCACTTTCTTTTTAACAGGCTTTCTTCTTATCCTCTTGACTATCTTAGGGCGGTCCATTTCATAGAAACAGATGTGCAGTCCTATTGCACGTGTCATGAGCAGGTCGTCGTGTTCGCCGATAACAGCACCATAAGAGTTGTTCTGTTTTTTCTCGTATACAAGATACTCGTTAAGGCAGCGCCTATCTCTTTCGATATACATGTTTTCACGAACGATCTTAACAAGTGTAGATATGACCATAGGCTTTGTTGATACGTTTGTGTGGAAACCGTATTTCTTCGGCACACCTTCGATAATCTCTTCTTCTGACTGCTTGCGTGCATAAAGATTGTCATACACTGACTTTATCTGATTGAGTATATATCCGGACTGATCGCCGTCAACATCTCGTTCTTTGTCGTGCGTCTCAAGTGTGTTGCTCTCAACGACAAGAAGGGCATTGCCGTAAAAGGCTGCAATCTGTGCCGCTTTCCATGCCAGCACGTCCATGTCGCAATGTCCGTACCATTGGGCTACGACAAGCGGCTTGCCGCCGTCCATCATCATCAGCCTGTCGAAAACGACAATAACAGACCAGTCAGCCTTTCGGGAGCGTCCTCCGACATCGACGACTACAAGATAGCGGTTGACGACCTTTTCCTCGGAATCAATCTCTGGTAAGTTCCAAACCCAAAATACGCCCTGCTTATCTTGCGTGAAGCGAAGATTTTTAAGCGCGGCCTTTCCTTCGTCTCCGTCAGCATATACATCTCCGACATATCTGGGAGCCTTGCAGTATTTGTCAAATGCTTCAACCTTGTATTTGTCAAACACCATAGTGCCGGAATGAACGAAGGCTTCTACATCGTCAGACGGATATTCAGACGCCATAAGTCCGTGGTCGTCGTACATGGCGCGCTGATGTATGTACCAGTTGATAGCCTCTAAGGTAGCGCCTTTAGTCCATAGCCACCACAGATATTTGCCCGGCTCCTGACGCGGCGATTCCACATTGTCGTTATCCCGGTTGTCGTACAGCATTTCGGCAAATGCCCGTATATTGTCAACTTCGAGAGAATATTTCTCTATGTCATACCATGAAACGAACATTGCCTCAAACTGAGACTTGCCGGACTTGGCAGCACGATATTCACGATGAAAGAAGTTGCCGACACCCTTGGCCGTGCTTTCATAAACGATCATCGTGTAAGGCTTGTAAAGCACTGCAGAGCATGCAGACTGAACAATATCTTCAGGCTTCTTGCCTTCCGTCGCCTTCCACAGGCCGACCTCTGAAAGGTGTACAAGGCTATAATCACCACCGCGGCATCCGTCCGGGCGCTCGGCCGTACCAATCTTTATCTTGCAGTTGCGCTGCGGAACGCGGTAAATACTGCCGGACTTTCCGACGCCGACCATTTTCGGCTCGTTGTCCTTGTAAATATCACCCAGACGATGAAGCATCTCAATAGGATATGCCTTAATCATACGGTCGAACATATCCTTGATTTCGTCAGATGCCGTGCCCTGGTGTGCAATGATAAGGCTGTTAAGTCCTACGCGGTGAACAAGCTGAAGCCATGCCATGTAAAGCTGTGATGTGGTAGAGCCACCCCACTGACGGGCTTTTAGAAGGACTATTCGTATAGGCTTGCCTGCTTTTCTCAGTTCTTCAAGACGCTTGACAAAACGGCGCTGAGGGCGTGTAAGGCGAAACAGCACATCTTCTCCGCCGTCCTTGTTCTTGATATAGACAAATGTGGCGGCCCAAAAAGGAAAGTCATAACGGCAGCGTATCTTCACAAACTGCCATATAACCTTCATCTTGTCGTCGTCGTTGTAGTCGACTTCCATTTCCTCGGTGAGGAATTTCTCTACTGAGCCGCATTTGACAATCTGCCTGACAAGAGGAACTTTCATCATTTCCTTTGGCAGCCATTGTGTGCTTATAGGGAAATCGTCAATCTCAACCTTCACGCGCTCACCTATAGAGCCGACACCGCTAATCGGATCAAACGGCGCATAAATCTCTTCGTTGCGCCGCCTGTTTTCTTCAATAATCTCCAATATGGCCTGCTCTCTGTCTTTCATCGCTTAATTTTTATAGGTTTGTTGAGCAATGCCACGATAAAGCCGCACAGATAACAATACAGGTGTATCAAGGCGTTTGTTTGAGGCATGGCAAATCCGAGCAGTACATAAAAAAGCATCCATAGCTGATATTTCAGTTTGTGCTCGACACTGAATGATATAGAGCCGAAGAGCGCATATATAACGGATGACAGACCGATAGTAGGCTGCACGGCGTGTGTTATGTCTACCGGATAAGAGACGGCAATGACAAACGCTATTATAAGTCTTGGTATGGTGATGTCATAGATAAACATCACGGCGACAAGACACCAGCAGTTGAGAACAGCATGAAGGATATTGGCGTGAAAGAATGAATATGTCAGCCGGCAATAGAAAGGACAATGAGGATATATGCCGACCGTATGCCAGTCGGCAACGTGCAGTAACGACATCGCCAATACTATGACAGCTACTGCAAGACATGTAATCTTTTCAGTTTTTCGTTTATCCATTTCTTCCTTGACTTGCACACCATGATTTTTGCGCTTCCTGGTGTCAGATAGAATTTTGGCGCCGGCTGCGCTACGACAGTACAGCAGCATGACTTTATGGACATTTCCGGATGCTGCTCCTTCATGGTCACTACCCTTCTGAATATCTCCTCGAACATCTCACGTTTAAGCGGGCGCATGTTTTTAAGCGGCACTCCTCTAAACATCGAATACACCACTTTTGTTGCGCGGACGTCGCTAACCCAAAAGCGCCGTGCCTTCATGTTGACTATGCTGGCATATACTTCAGGCATACGGATGTAATCGCACGATGATATGTATTCATCGTACGCACGCATTAAATCTTCAATGCGTTCTGAGGTGTATTCCATTACTGCGCCGTTATGTTTCATGATGCCTTATATATGTAACAAATTTACATATTGGTTCGTAAAAAGATATACCATATTGGCGGTAATGTTAATATAAATTTGCATCATAATATAATAAGATGTAATTTAAACTTTTTGAATATGCCTGAAAATACAACAGTTAAAAGTAACAGAGATAAATACATGGAAAGGATGAAAGGCAAATATCCTGACCGTGAATTTAGCGACGACGAGGCTCTGTTCGGACAGATTAATGATGATTACGACGGTTACGACAAGGAAATTGCCGGATATAAGGAGCGCGAGAAGGCTTTTTCAGACCTTTTCACGAAAGATCCGCGCAGTGCAGCATTCCTGACACAATGGCGCAAGGGCGGTGATCCTGCCGTTGAGCTTGTAAGAATGTTTGGCGACGACTTTGTGGAAGAGCTGAAAGATCCTGCAAAGCAGGAAGAGCTGGCAGCGGCAAGTAAAGACTATGCGGACCGCATCGCGAAGGAGAAGGAGTTTGACGAGCAGTATCAGAAGAATATTGAACAGACGCTCAAAACCCTTGAAGATATGCAAGCCAAAGAAGGTTTCAGTGATGAAGATATTGATAATGCCATGTCGTTCCTTGTCGGCATCATGAAAGACGGCATCGTGGGCAAGTTTACGCCTGAAAGCATAAAAATGGCAATGCAGGCTATCAACCACGACAAAGATGTTGCCGAAGCATCGCAGGAAGGAGAGGTCAAAGGCCGTAACGCCAAGATTGAGGAAAAGCTGCGCAAGAAGAGCAAGAACGACGGCACGGCAGACCTTGCCGGAAAGAATGGCGGCGGAATGCAGAAGCCTATGCCTGAAATGGGTGCGCTGAACAGATACGACGGCGGCCAGACTATATGGGAACGTGGCGGAGAGAAGCGCCGTTCTATAAGAAGAGATTAAATTCATTTTATAACTAACTAAAATTAAGAACAATGGAAAAAATCAAAAAAACAGGTAAATGGTTGTTCCGAATTATGCTTATTATGTTAGCATTTATAGTAGGGGCATCAAGTGGAGTAATGATTGCAGAGGCTACGGAACTGCCGGACGCAGGCAAGACAACTGCGGGAGCTGACGGGGACGGCGGAACTGATCCAACTGCAGGTATAGCTACAGAAACGCAGGGGCGCACAGACGGCGATCCGAACTTCTATATGTCGGACGTGGACCAGCGCATCACAAAAATACGCCCTATGGCATCGCCTATAGACCAGATAAGCCGTTATGCAAAGTCGTCAAGTTGCAGCAGCTTCGAGGTGAAATATTACAGCGTCGGTACAAGAGAGATAAAATGTACTACCACAGAGCAGGTGGAAAAAATGCAGAGCGGTGCAAGTACAAAGTTACCGGTAAGCGACGTAAATATGTTTACTTTGGACGACACTATCCGCGTTGTTGGCGTTAAGGGCGTAACAGATCCTGACACTGGCAAACCTTATGAAGAGGACGACAACACGCCTGACCTTGTGCTCTGCGTGTGCGGTAAGGACAGCACGACAAACATGCCTATTGTATATGCTGTGAACGGCGAAATGGATTCTACAACCAAACAGCCTATTTGGGTTCCTCAGATTGAGAGCGGCGCAACACTTGTAAGAATGGGCAAAGCCTGCGGTGAGCTTGACGTTCAGACAGGACGTTTCAACAACATTCCAATGCCTGAAACTCAGTATTGTCAGAACTTCATGATTCAGGTAGAGCAGTCTACATTTGACAAGATTGCAAAGAAGGAAGTAAACTGGAACTTCACAGACCTGGAAGAGGACGGCGTCTATGACATGCGCCTTGCAATGGAGAACACATATCTTTTTGGCGTCAAGAACAAGATTAAACACGTATCAAAAGACGGAATGTATACATGGTTTACAGGCGGTCTTTGGTATATGGCCGGCAAGGACATTGAGGTCGGTGAATGGGATGCAGAAAAGAACTGCGCCGTTATCAGCGATGAAAACCTTGTAGACATTACAAAAGACTTGTTTGTCGGCACCGGTATTGGAAACAAGCGCAAGATTCTGTTCTGCGGCTCTGACATGCTTGCTGCATTCTCTAAGATAAAGAGCGATAAGTTTAGACTTAAAGACACCGTTGAAGTATGGAACCTGAAGTTCAAGTCATGGGACACTGACTTTGGTGAGGTCCTTACTATTCATCACGAGCTTTTCGATGTAAACGGAATGTCTGACTGCGGTTTTGCTATGGATCCTGAATACTTGTCAAAGAAAGTACATGTAAGCTGGGCACGCAACGTACTTGACCTTCAGAAGGCCGGCATCAGACGCACAGACGCTGTTGTAATGCAGGAAGTAAGCTGTCTGTACTTGCGTTATGCTAAGGCGCACGCAAGAATGAGACTTGCAAAAGCAGCCTAACATCATCCAAAAAATAATTTAGGGAGGTTTATTTTAGGCCTCCCTAAATAAATTTAATAAACACTATGAAGAAGATATATAAATCAAAAAGCGACATTGCCATAAGTTGCCTTCTGCCAAACAAGAAGAGCATACACATCTCATTTACTTCTCAGTCAGACGGAAGCAGTATCTATATCACAGACAACGAAGATGTGCAGCATGCGCTGGAGCATCATTACAGGTATGGAAAGCTATTCAAGCTCGCCGGAGAAATAAAGGAAAAGACGGCAGAAGAGAAAGCCGCCGAAAAGCAGAAACAAGAGGAAGAGCGGGCCGCAAAGACTATCAATATCAAAGTAAGCGACATTTGGGAAGCGCGCGACTATCTGGCGTCTAATTACGGTATAAGCCGCACAAAGCTTAGGTCGGAGGATGCAATATTGAACGCAGCTAAGGAACATAACATAAACTTTAACATGGAGTAAGCGTATATGATTGTACAGGCAAGTGAAATGGCAAAGGATGTGCGTGTGGCAATAGACATGAACCAAAGCGATCCGCAGCTCCTGATAGAGAAAGACACGGACACCACAAGTCTTGACGACATCATAATGGAGAAGTTGGCTGATGCTGTCCGTATGGTAGAAATGGAAGCACCGATAAACATGCTTGAACAGGGACACCAGTTTGTAACTCAAATCACGTGGGAGGAAAACGGCAGGGGCTGGCTTATACTGCCTGACGATTTTATGCGCTTGATAGTGTTTAAAATGAGCGACTGGCGGCTATCTGTTTCAACGGCAATAACGCAGGATGATCCGATGTACAGCCGCCAGTTCTCAAAATGGAAAGGAATATCCGGCAACACGGAAAAGCCGGTTGTTGCAATAGTAAACCGTGCTGAAGGCAACGTACTTGAATTTTTCTCCTGCAATGACGAAACGGCGACAATAGAACAGGCCGTATATGTGCCTAGACCTGAGATAGACGTAGACGGCGGTATTGACGTGAGTGAGAAATGCTACCGTGCTGCCGTATATCGTGCAGCGGCTCTTGCGCTGTCGAGTGTAGGCGACCAGTTGGCAACGACAATGATTGAACTAAGTAAATCACTCTTAAATTAAATGGAGAATGAATAATAACGACATACAAGGCAGTCTTTCTGTCAGCCAGGGCGTAGTTGTCGGCGGAGATGCGCAGATAAGAGGAAATGGAATATTTGATCATAACCTGAAAGTAAAAGGCTGGCTTGATGCAAAGAACATCAAAGGCCCTTTGAAAGGTTTGTTTAAAGATGAGGCGTCTTTAAAGGAGAATTATCCGGAGCCGCAGAACGGCTGGTTTGCTTTGGTAGGTAATACGCTTCCTGCTGAAGTGTACAGAGTAGAAAACGGAGAATGGACAGACAGCGGGGCACAAGGCGGAGAGATATCTCTGTCGCTTGACAGCTTAGAAGAAGATATAAACAAAGCGCAAAGCGACATTTTGGAGTTGCAGGAAACGATTTCTGAAGATGTACTTGCAAAAGTAAACCTCACCGACCTTGACTTCGACTTGTCAATGATTGGCAAGATAATATCGGGCAGTAACTCGTGTAAGTTCGTGGTGATGCAGAGCGGAAAAAATGTTGGTGTACTTGACTGCTTTAGTGATGATAGTCAACATATGTTGACACAAGTATTCACTACACACTACTTATTGCCGTTCAGCAATAACACCCACTCTGACGAAAAGATATTCACATATTTCCGCAGCTACCATTTGAGCGGTGGCACATCACAAATACCAACAGGCACATGGGGCGAGTGGACTGTTATAGATACAGGGGGTGGAAGTGGAGATTTTCAGACAATAACAAACGGTGAGATAGATGCGATAACAAAAAAATAAAACGTATATAATTATGGCAAAAGTTTTAGACTTAGATGGACTAGAGTATTTTTGGGGAAAAGTAAAAACTCATGTATCTGAAAAATCAATAAGCAAAGAAGAAAAAGGAGCTGCTGATGGTGTAGCTACTTTAACAAGTAGTGGCAAATTAACAGATACTCAATTCCCTAATTATATTGATACTATATTAGAGTATCAAACTCCTATATTAGTTCCTCCTAAGCTTGATATTAAATTAAACTCTACAAAAGATGCTGAATATATTGTTTATATTGAAAGTAAAAATGTATTCTGTGCATATTATAATGGAGAATATTATGGAAACTGGGGAGCTAATGACAATGTAGCAGATGCAGATAAGTATGGAGATTTAGCCTCAGATAATAAAGGAAGAGTGCCTAAAACAGGGATACTATATCTGAATAAAACTGATTTAAAGAATTATAAGTATGATGGTTCAACTAAATTGGTAGAGATATATCAAGGAGGAGGAGACATTGAAACTATTACAACAGGAGAGATAGACGATTTATTTTCAGAATAACGATATTGCAAGCAGTCGGCTAATGTCTTCTTGTAATTAAAAATATAAGCCTATGAAATTTTTAGATGAAACAGGATTACAATATTTTTGGAAAAAGATTGCTAGTTTTATAGATGGAGTAACTAGCACTTCATTAGTTAATTCTAAGAAAAATAGAATAGAGGAATTTTATACTAATCTACATAAAATAAATAGAGGTAAGTATGTTAATAATTCTTCTTTTTCTTGGCCGGTTGGAAATAGGGCCGGAGCTAATAAGTCGTTACCCTCTTTGACTACAGGAGGAAGTACTTATGATCTTCTAACCTTTTTATGTTTGTCTGATACTCATGCTAGTAAATATTACAAGTATAGTTTTGACAAGCCGGAAGAATTCCAAAATTCAACTTTTGGTTTAGATGCAATACAAGAAGCTATAGATGTAGCAAAATATGGTCTAAACAAAAAGGGTACATCTTCAAAAGTAGTAAATACTGGAAAGATTGCAGGTATTATTCATTGTGGAGATATGTGCAGTGGAAGTGATAGTAGAAGTAGTAAAGATAATGTCCTTGATACCAGAGCTGCTATTGTAGAAATGGCTCAGGAAATCTATAAACAAGTTCCTTTTATTTGTGTTTTAGGTAATCATGATTCTAACTCAGCTATAAGTGGTATAACTAGAGATGAAGATGATGAAACAATCTACAATCCATTATTTGATTCTCTAATATCAGGAGGTTACGATAACCAAAACTTGTCTAGTATCACTAAAATATACACAGGTTGTTATGATTTCAAATATAAAGTAACTGTTAAAAGAGGAACTTTCTATGTTCATGTAATAACACTTAATACAAATGATATTCCTACGCCAGGTGGAAATAATAGTGAAAAAGATTCATTACATAAACAATTTATTAGTAGAGAACAAATTAATGCTCTGGCTACAGCATTAACGAACTTAGGAAGTACAGATAGAGTAATATTAGTATCTCATGCTCCTATTACTAGCTATACTAATAGTAATACTCATGGAACAGAAAAATTCGATATATCTTATGTAGGAGATATAAGTACATTCAAAGACGCTTATATTGCGAGTACACCAGATTACGTATTAAATCCTGTTGACTCTACTGGTGTTGTTTATAATGTTATATATCAATTATTATATGATTTTAATAACTCATCAGCTTCTACAATATCTGTAAAAACTTATAACTCAGAAGGAACATTGCAAACCTCTTATCTAACTTGGGATTTCACTAGGAAAACAAGCAATCGATTCCTATTTGGTTTATCGGGACATCTCCATGCAAAAAATCTATTATTAATGGGAATAGAAGATGATAAGAGTAAAGAAATGTATAATATAAATCTTAGCTCATCAGGAGGTTCTTTGGGAAGTATGGATAGTAATGTCCCCAATGTTTATGGGAATAATCCATATAATTTTGTATCAGTATCTATTGACTTGCAGAATAAGAGATTATATTTAGTAGATTATAATAATAATCTAAAAATATCCAATGACGCTTCGGGATTAATAGCAAAAGGAGAATCAAATAATATCAATAACAAGATAACTATGTATGATTTTGGCGATCTGTGGTCATAGGTAGGTGATAAATATTAATTATTAAATATCTTATGGAAGAGACTGGGTTAATGAATACAGGAACGAGGACGAGCATTATAACACTGCTTAGTGGAGAACTTGCATGTATGGTATATGATGCAAGGTGGATGATACTTGCGATATTTCTGTGTGTTGTCGCAGATTTTCGATATGGGTGGGGCGAGAGCAGCAAGCGCTACGCTCTTGCCAAAGAGAAGGGTAACGAAATACTTATGGCGCAATATAAATGGCGCACATCGAGGGCGCTTAGACGGTCTGTTAATAAGATGATAGACTATATAATATGGCTCGCAGTGGGCATGATCGTAGGTATAGCAATCATTAAACCGCTTGGCGTTGATTACATCTCCGGTGTACTTGTCGCAACGACATTAGCCGTTGGGTGCGAGCTTAAATCTATAGTCGGACACTTAATGTTTCTTCATGGAGTAGTTCTTGAACAAAAGACGATAAAAGGCTTTTTGAAGGCATTTGTAATTGCGCTGGCAAAGCGCAAGAACAGAGATGTCGGAGAGGCTATTGAAGAAGGTTTTAACGAAATAGAAGGGAAAAACAAAAATGAGGGAAATTAAAAGGATTTTCGTGCATTGCACGGCATCGTCTCAGACATGGGGCGTAAACGAGTTGAAAAATGAGTTTAAGCGTAAGGGATGGAAGAACCCAGGATATCACTACGTTATTACAAAAGACGGAAAGATACACCAGATGCTCGATGATAGCAAGGTGAGCAACGGAGTAAAGAATTATAACAGCACGGCTATAAATGTGGCTTACGTGGGCGGCATTGACAGTAATGGAAAGAGCGTTGACAACCGCACCGCAGAACAGAGGAAGTCGCTTATTGACGTGCTAAAGATACTACGCAAACGTTATCCGGATGCACAGATATTGGGACATAGAGACATCAGCCCCGACACCAACAAAAACGGGAAGGTGGACATTTGGGAACGTATTAAAGACTGCCCATGTTTTGATGCAATCACAGAATATAAAGATATCTGATATGGGCACAATAGCAAAATATGCAGTGGCGGCAGTGGTGGGCATCGCAATCGGCGCACTGCTTGCCGTGCTGTTTATGCGAGATGGCGAGGCGAATAGTCAAGTAGAAGTAACCACCGAAATTAAGTACGACACAATACCTTACTACATGCCGGTGCCGGTGGACAGTTATATTACACACTATGAGTGTGTGAAGTTGCCTGCCGTGCGTGACACGATAACAGACAGCCTTATATACAAGGACACGCTAATACATGACAGCGTGAACGTTATCGTGCCTATTACACAGAAAAAATACGAGGACAGCACTTATACTGCCTTCGTCAGCGGATATAACCCACGGCTTGACAGTATAAGCATTTACCGAAAGACAATTTATCAAACTATAACTGAAAGGCCACGCCGTTTTGGTGTTGGTATTACGGGAGGCTACGGCTACGGGAAAGGCGGTCTTACCCCATTTGTAGGCGTAGGAATATATTATAACTTATTTAATCTGTAATGAACAATGAGCAGGTATTCCGGGTTTCACGTCAGAAAGTACTTCAAATCAAAGATGTACGACGACAGCGAGATTTGACCGCATTGAGGCAAAGTTAGACATTATACTACAGAAGTTGGGCGAAACGGATACGCTTAAAAACTTTGGCGTAAATCTTTTAGCCAATGCCATATCAAACGTGTTTACGGCAAAATAACATAAGGCGCATTACTTTTAATAATGCGCCTTTATTCTTTTAATGGAAATATTTGTGTTTTAAGTAATTAATTACTATCTTTACACAAAATATTCAACGAAGATGTCAGAACATATTTTAAGTTTAAACAAGAAAGAAGTATATGATGAGGTGGCAAAGACCACGTCGTATACGGGAGCGAAGAAAGACGACAGCAAAGAGTATGAGCGCATCTTTGCAAGTGAGGACGACAAACAGATGCTTGAACGTTTTTGGCAGGAAAGCAAGAACACTATATGTAATTCACTGAAAAGATTTGTTGTCAGTGAAGAAGAGACCGGCGAAAGCTATACGCTTACTCTTGAGTTATCATCGTCTTTTGATGATGCATTGCTTTCAAGTATGCAGCGTAGTCTGTTCAGCTTTTTTGTGATGAACATAACTTCAAAATGGTTTGTCATTGCAAACAAACCGGAAGCTACGGAGTACGCATCGGCGGCAGCGACAAACGCAGAGGATATAATGAGAAAGGCGTTTTTCAAAAAGAAACCGCAACGGCCCACGTATTGAAATATCTAACAAATAATAAATAAACTATGGCAGAAAACAAAAAGAATCTAACTGTTACACAGCAGGTCAAAGAGCTTATGTTTGACATAATGAACAAAGCATATTTGACAGGTCAGGCGAGAGAGGCCGAAGGCACAAAAGGATATGAAGCCAGCTCAAACATGCAGGCTTCAGAGGATAACGACAACAGCTATCAGCTAAGGCGCAGTCTCGCAAATGCCTTTTCGAGCCTTAAAAGTCTGCTGGGAGAATATCTTGATGAAGATAAGACCACTACAAGTGATGTGATTCCTACGGAAATAGAGAACGACGGCGAGCTGGTGCTGTCATTCAAATTGCCTTCAAACTATAACAGCGCGTCGGCAGACAGTCTTGGCAACGGAATACATGCCTATCTTGTAGACATGGCCCTGTATGAATGGTTTACAATAACAAACAAAGCGGATGCAGCAGACTACCTTACACATTCTACGGCAAGTCTTGAGACGGTGAAGAGGGCGTTATACAAGCGCAGCCGTCCGTCGCGTCCGACATACGATTAAGACTATAAGACACCCGATAATAAGATCTATGAGATACCCGATAATAAGATGCTGCCCATGCGCTGAAGAGCAAAAGACAAATGTAACGCTGACATTTGAGCGCAAGGAACTGATATATGATGTGTCCAACTACTCTTATGTAGAGGCTGACATCATGCAGGAGGACGACGAATGCCGCCGGCACCAGGTGTTTGATATAAGCCAGGACGGAAATGTCGACAGGGTTACACGCGTCCTTAACACTGCGCATGCTGAGATAGTGGAAACGCTTTATCCGTACACAAAGCAGGAGATAACGGAAAATGAGGTTTTGGATGATAGGCTGACAGAACCTGAAAAATATAGCATCGTGCTGACAATACCTTCATCTTTTTCTCAGACAACGGTGGAACTCTTGTCAAAGCTGATACATGAATATTTTGTATGCCGTGTGCTGGCAGACTGGATGAGCATAACAAATCCTGACAGCGAAGGAAAGTGGGAAAAGAAATTTACCCTGATAAAAGAGAAGATAAGATCGTCTCTTGTCTCGCGTCAAAAACATGTAAGACGCAGACTTAAACCTTTCTAAACGTAAAGAGCCGAGGTGCATCACGCATCCCGGCTCTTTTTCTGAAACAATCTTTTACTTATAAAACTATTAACCTATAAACATTCTATCTAAGACGATTTGTAAACCGCGGTGTGAAATTGAATGTGCAGCCATAAAGACCTTTGCTCTTTTCAAGCGTGCATATGATTGCTACACGGAAATACTTATAAGGCGTACCGCGAAAGCCTCTCATATAAGATGTGTCGCTGCTCCACAGAGTATGCCAATTAAACAAGTCGCGCGAGCCGTAAAGAACCTGACGCACATCGGTCTTGCGTACAAAGCCGCGCTGTATGACTGTATCAGCCGTTTTAAGCACGTCTGCCTGTCCCGGCTTTAGCGGACGGCTAATTATAAGCGCAACTGATTTTGACGCGTCAGAAACAGAAAAATTCGCCACATCTCCGCCTTCAAGCATGGCGAGCGCATCCGGGTAAGAATTTACGCCGTCCGTTATATTGCTGACGATCATGCCCCACTCTTTTGACTTCAGCGAATACACATAAGCATAAGGCACACCGGGTGAGTATACTATGATATGCTGATTAGTGTAGTCGTATATCATCTTGCATGATGCGAGAAACTCACTGAAGGGAAGAATCTTGATTTTGTCAACCGACACTTCGTTTCCTTCTCCGGCCATGCTGTTATAATATTTTATAAACTCCTCTATGCCCGGAAGATTATCAGCTGTGAAAGCGTCGTCGCTGTTAATGGCATCCGAAAGGCAGGCCGTTTCCGAACCACTGATAACCATGATGCCGCGTGCCGTGGCGAAAAGAACAGATGAATCAATCTGCGTAATGCTCTCGGCATTTATGCACACATCACGTGTTATAGGCTGTTTGGCCATATACGTGCCGGTAGACGACACTTCAAGGGCCCACACGCCTTCTGTGGTGAATGCATATAATGGGAATTGTCCGAACTGCCCTTGCGATAAAGCCTTTGCAGCAGAACTTATGCCGAGAATGTCCCCTGTGCCAACAGAGTTGATATTTGTTGCAGGGAAGCAGAAGGGATTGTTCACCTCTGACGTATATATCTTGTCGGCAGGTATGCTGCCGGCACCTGACGGAACGCTGTCGGCACTCTTTGCCATATATGCAAGAGGCTGAAAATTATTAAAGGCGTAGGCTCCGTTCAGGAAGTCGTGCTGTTTAAGGTCTATGCTGAATATCTTACTTTGAGAATCTTTGAAATACACTCTCTTTGCGTTTACGTTCGGATAGAACAGCCACGTGAGGAAGCCAAACTGGTAGCTATAGAAAGTGTCAGCATTTGCTATGTGTGCTACATAGGTCGTGTCGTTCTCGTATATCTCAAAATATATGTCTGTGATGTAATTGGCTATGTCTGCCGGAATGTCGTTAAAGCCGGTGTTGTCCCATCCCGGATAGTCAAACAGGCTTGGGAAATAGTCGCCCTGATAAGGTATGATGTCTTTTGTTACGATGTTTATACGGCTGTTGTATGAATGAAGGCAGCTTGCTATAAGGCTGTCTCCTGAACGATAGTCGTCTGAAATATTTTCCTTGACTGTTATGTTCTTTATCAGGCCGTTACCTAAGTCGGGCGTTATTGTTATCTCTGCATCACTATCACTGAGCAGCTTTTCGTATTCGATTGAGTAAAGCAAGTAATAAGGGTTATCCCCTATTATCATGTCATTAAAAGTCTTTTGTATAACATCTTCGTCGGTCTCTCGTGTAAGTTTCACCGAAAGACATGTATCAAGATCTATTTCGGCGTTGCTGGTAGAGAAATACACGCTGTTGCCGGCGATGCTGCCCTCGCGTCTGATGTAAATACGGCATGTGCTGTCCCACGCCGACACCTGTGCAGTAGACTGGGCGGTTTCTTTGTCAACCTTGTAAATCTTAAAACCTTCTTTTACAGGCAAGCCTAACGCCTTTGCATCCGAAACTTCTATTGTCGGCAGTTCACTATACTTTGCAGGAGAACCGACAACCTGAACGAGCGTAGACATGTAGAATTTGGAAGAATCCTCGCCTTTAAGGTCCATCCACGCATAAGTCGCGCCTGAATCGTTGTAGCCGTTCCATGTTCTGACGGCATTGATATTAATCTGATTTACGTTGTAATATCCCTGGCCGATAACATCTACGATATTCGGGCGGTAGTTATGTATCATTCCGTCTATTGTAACGTTACCGGTGGTATACGCTTCTGATTCATCACTGCCGACATGTGATATTTCGCTTATGCCTTTATCGTCAGCAATATATCCGTAGAGCTGCTGAGTTACGAATACATCGACGTGTGTTATAATGTCCTTCCATTTCTTATCTGCCGGCAGGCATCTGAAAGACAAAAACGTTTCAGGCAGGAAGAACAGCGGGCGTATCTTTTCATCAAGTACGTTAAGAAGCAGTAGCGGCTTGCCTGTTGAAGTGGGAATTATCAGGTGCGGCGCTGTATACATTATCCTGGTTCCGTCATAAAGGCGATATGCAAACCTTATGAAGAACGGATAGTTAAATGAACCTTTCTTGCCCGATTCTACGATCATGCTGTTAAGAAGTGCGAAGATACGGTTTGCAAGTTTTGTTTTCTTCTCTTCATCGACATAGAGTGTTGCGCTGTTATCAGCAAGGGCATTTTTAAATTTCTCTATATCAATAAAGTCATTGAAGGTGTAATATTCATCGTCGTTTGCCTCGAACTGCGAGCTTGACTGAAGAGCAGTGGAAACTGCGGTCTGTATCTTTATTGGCTCCGGCCGGCTGCCAAGATCTATATAAGATCCGTCTTTCCAATATAGATATATTATAGGAGCGTCTGACGCCATGATAAGGACATTTCCTAAAGCATTTATAGACTTGACGCCGGTATATGTCCCTATTATGTTCACATCTTCAAACGTGGTGTCAGTCCATGCAAATGTATTGCTTACGCTGTTGTAAACAATATAATGCGTGAAAGCCTGCGTCTTGTGGATGAATATTATTTTTGTTGTCTTTCCGATATTTTTCAGCACTTTTGGAGGAAGAACCGGCTTTAGCGATCCGTCCTCTAAAACTGCGTTTAACGAAAGAGCCAGTTGTCCGTCAGGACATTCATAGTCAGACGGGCTGGCTGCATATCCACTATACTTAATTTCCTGTATCATCGTTAAGAATATTTTTATATATTAGCGGAAGCGCTGTTCCGTAGCCTTCAATCTCCACCGGTTCGCCTACGCTAAGTTTGATTCTCGGCAAATCATCTGCGCCGCATATTTTCATTATGCCGTCGCACAGCTGTATGGAGTATGTCCGGAAGTTACGGCTGTTCTTTTTCGTTTCGTAGCACGTAGCTTTGTAGTTGCCTACGGTAGGAGCATGAAGGCGTATGAAGATATACAGCTCCATGCCATGATCAAGTATGTCGATGACATCTCCCCTCTTCATTGAAAGGGCTTTCGCCACGTGTGCTGATATGTCGATGCGGCCGTTACTGTAAAAGGTGATGTCAGGCTTCCTTATCTTGTTTCCTAATATGCTCTTCATGTCTTATCTTTTTTGGCGCGTCAAACTGATAGTATAAGCGACCCTGGGGCGTCTTGTGCAATGACACTGACATCTTCACCTTATGAAGAGCCGGCAGACCGTAGTTAAACAATATATATCCTACAGAGGGGCAAAGCGTTTCAAATCCTACGCATTTGTATTTTCCGTTGTATTGTATCTGACAGAGCTGTGTCTGCTCTTCTATATCCGGATTCAGCATAAAGCCGAAAGTGTTGTGCTGAGGTATTCGGAAAACAAAGACTGATGTATCGCTGTCTGATGCAGAATGCTTCTTGATATGATAAAACAATTTCTTCGACAATGTTATGGAATTGTCGGAAGGATCAGCTACGACATAATATCGTAGTGAGTTGATGATGTTTATAAGTTTTCCTAATATTTTCATAATGCAAAGATATTAAAAAGCACAGCCGCGAAGGTTTAACTTTTAACGGCTGCGCTTTGTTGTTAGTACTCTTTTCTGGAACGGAAAGAAATTGTCTCAATAAAGGAGAATGTCCGCGTTGTAAGGATCTCTTCATGATGCTTGCGCGCCTCGTCCTTTGTTCTGAAGATGAACGAACAAATCTCTTTTTTGTTTGTTCCACGTGTTCCTACGATGTTAGCATAATACTTGCGGCCGAAAAGAAAGGCCATGATTTCATTAATAACTGTTGTGTACATGATTATTTGTTTAAGTTTAATAATGGTTTTCCGCTCTCGTCTTTGATGTATTGCTGTAGTAAATTCATTTTCCAGCCGTCAGGAGTAATTATATACACTTCCTGCCCTTTGTTCTCTACTTTGCGCAAAGCGCGTATTAATTCTATTACTGTCATGGTTTATTTGTAATTTTCAGTTGTTCCTAAAAGATGATCTGTTTGTTCGTTGTAGGGGATGCACTCATCCCAACTAGAACCGATGCACATATAACTACCGTCGTCCTTGTTAATATGAGAAAATATATCCGCATACCAAACTCTAAATTCTAAATCCCTTACCAACACCTTATCAAACGGCTTGAACTCGCATTTAAGTTTTTCTTCAATGCCTAATTTCTTCAAGCACTCTTTTGCCTTTGTTTTCTCATTCCGAGCCATATCTATTGCTCTAAGTGCGTCTGCCTTTGCCACCATTTCGCATGAATGATGTTCATAGCCGTTATCGTTGATAACCTTTGATTGTATAAATTCTTCTGGTGTCATTTATTTGTTCTCCTTTGATTGTTCAACTTCTTTCATTTTGAAATGCAGCATCGCTATTGCATTCCAGGCCACTTGCGCGCAAATAGTTTTATACATATTCCCATTTATAACCATAAGCCATCTTTTTTTTACCTTTACATACCTTACATACAAAGCTCGGATCAAAGCCATCTGACTTCAATTCTGATAAAGAATTATAGATTTTTTCAATTTCTCCGGAAGTTGAAATTTTTGCTACCGATTTATTCTGATTATCATAAAGACCATTTTCTCTATTTTTTTTTAATTGCTTTAGAGATTTTTTCTCTGACATCTTTTCTTAAAAAGACTTTGATCATTGACTCAGATAGCCTTTGTTTTGTCTTAGGCCTATTCATAGCTATCTTGAGAGCTTTTGAGGCATTTGCTCTTGCTATTGGGTAATTTGAATTCTCTTTTTGAGTACACCATCTTAGATTAATTTGTCTGTTGTCGTCTCTAATACCATTTATGTGATCAACATAATCTTTCCCTATACTTTTTTCACAAAATGCAGAAGCAACAATTCTATGTACGTATAAATTTTTAATTTTACCATTAATCCTAATTGAAACAAATTTATATCCTGCTCCATTGTCGTGCAGAGATAGCAGTTTGCCAGTAATTTTATTTCTTATATTACCTAGTGAACTAACCTCGTATTTATCAACATTATAAGGAAACGGCTTCCATATTTCCTTTGAATACTCTTTTAATTTATAACTTAACATAAATATTGCGTTTACTGCTACTTGCGCTGCGTGCATGCAACCTGTATCAGTATCAATGGCATTGCCTTTCTCGACCTCAGTAAGGTGCCTAAGCATTGCGCCTTTGTAACGTTCATACCCATTCGGCAGATTTTGCCAGCGGTTTGGGCCATACTTCTTTGCCCCGGCCGTAAACACTTTTGCTATTTCTTCAAGTTCAGCCCACGGCAACAGGTCCATCATTACCTTGTTGTCTTGCCTGTCGTTCTTTACTGATTCTGTTGGCATACTATTCATTTATTAAATCAACAAATCTTTTAACATACTCACATTCTTCTGTGCAGGTAATTTTACCCACACGATGTTTGCAGCAGTTCCACTGCAGACACGACCGGCGATGTGCGTTGATAGCTGTGAGTTTATCGTTTTCTTCCATAATCACTTATCCTTTAATCGTTTCAAAATGTCTTTATTCATTTCAAGTATTTCTTTAAATGATGTCGGTCTAATCCATGCTATAATATCAGAGCCGGTATAATTGCACCAACCGCATTTGTCGGTCTTAACAATATCTTCTTTGCTTCTGTGGCAATAGAATTGGTCTCCGTCTGCATTAATCACCCAAACAGCTTCATCGTATTCAGGCAGCTCTTTTGAGGCATCGACTAATAAAGATTTTAAAGCCTCGTCCCAGCCTGCGCAGAAGTCCTCAATGCAGTATTGCTTACGCTCGTCAAACTGCGGTATGCTTTCCGCATATTCTTTTGCTTTCTGCTCTTTTATATCCATAGTTTTAAATTTAAAATACAACAATCATTGACGGAAATGGCGCTGAATTATTAGAATATCCAAATTTAAGCCTGCCTCTAATAAATCTTATTTCTTTTGCCTTGTGGATAATAAAGTCGTGGAAATAAGATGTGTCAGTTCTTGCAGGAATAAGCATTACAACTTTGGTATTCCTCTTTTGTGATTCATCATAACATTTCTTCACCCAATTTTTTATAGCTCTACCATACGGCGGATTGCAAAAAAACTGTTTCGCCTTGCCAGTCCTGCTTAGTCCGTCTTGCTCTTTTGTATAGAACTTATCGCATTTATGATTACATTCATCTGCGCAAGGATCTAACGTGAAATTAAATTCTTTGTTTAATTTATCGTAAAGATCTTGCGGTGTAGACCATTGATCCGTCTTGCTTGAAAACATCACATCTATATTCATTTTATATCTCCTCCAATTTGTAATACTTAATTTTGTCGTATAATTCTGCCGCCTTGTGTTCGAGCTGGCAGCCTTTTGACATTTGCCAGCCTTCAAGGAACAGAACCGCATCACATTCAAGCAGTGCGGCTATGTCATTACCCATGTGTGTAGAGTATGGCGCATCAGTATCAGGCGATACTTCAAGCGGTGATACTGCTGTGTGTCCTTTCTTCTCTATCACTCCGGTTGCAAAAATGCAACTTGCTTCTACTTCTTCAATATCTCTGCCGGATATCGGTAGACTTATGTATATTTTCATTGGTTTCATATCTTAAATTCCATTTCTATTCCTGCTAAGGTTAGCAAGTTCTGTAACTCGTGGAGGTATTTTGTTTTATTAAAAGCGGAAACTTTTGAGCAAGTAGGTTTATTTGGTTCCCTATCTAAGCATTCAACACGTATGCTTGTAGTTATATCATCACCTAATCTTACAAAGATATTTCCCTCTTTATCTTTATAGTAATCAGATATGTTTATAAACCCATTTTTCAGCAATATCTCTTCTGTTAGTGGCACAGGAAACATATCCTCTTCTTCTTCCTCCCACATATCAGACTCATTACCCTCAAAATCAAGGTAAGCGACATCGTCAAACACTCCTACTACTTGCATTGGGAACTGCGTCTTATCTCCTGCATATACCCAATTACCTAACATTAATTCGTTTGTTTTTATCATAATGATTTAAACTTTATGTTCGTCATTTCTTATCATTCAACTTCTTCAATTCGATAACAATCTCATACAGGGCAGCAAGCACAAATAAAGAAAATGAATAAAGAGCGTACTTGAAATCACCTAAAATTATCCAACTTAAAGCATTACCCAAAGACAAACCGTATAAAGTACAAATCAGTGTCGTACTCAACCATTTACAAAATTCATCCATATTATTCCCTCTTTTTAAGTTCCGCAATAAGAGCATCGGCAAAGTCCACAGCTTCTTTGGCGCAATGCCGGTCGCTTTTGTACTCAAAGCCCAAGTCCGAATCGTCAGCGCGCTCCGCCTGACCGTCGTCAAGGTATATTACCGGGAGCATGGCCTTTGCTATTTCATAGCGTCTCTGTTCCCAGTCGATATGTTTCTCATACTCTCTCTCAAATATTTCAAGCTCTTCATAGTGATATTTATTTCCGTCCGTATCTCTGTATATTCCACGCGCATAATCAAGGAAACTTACTTTTTCATTTAATTCGATTATTTCACCTGTAGCCTTGATACGTGCTTTCACTGTTTCTGTGCGATTATTTGTATTTTGTAAACTGTTTCTTGCTTCTTTTGGGCTCATACTACTTGTCTTATCAGGTTAATATTTTTATTTACCAACTCAATGATTTCGTTGTGCATCGGTGTATTGCTGTTACATACGCCACGGCTCTGCACAACCTTAAAGTTTTTAAGGTTCAGTTCAATTGTTTCAATACGGTTCCCTGCTTTGTCCTTTGCTGATAGTATAAGGCTTTCTTTCTTCTTGTAATAGCCGCATGCATATACACAATGGTGCATTTTCTCTCCTTCCTCGGCCATTTCCGCTACGGACTGTATGACAGTTATAACAATGTGTTCATTGCCGAAGCATATACCGAAGAAACGGCCTTTTTCCTGTGCGTAGGTCTTTTCCCATCCCTGAGCTTCTCTCATTCTGTCAATCTCTCTTTGTCTGGCCTCCTCACGATTCTTTCTCTTCAAAAGGCGATCGTGTTCAGCTTTCAAATTTACAGGACATACATAATGTGCGTTATGCGTGTCAAGGTGGAAATACTGCAAAAGATCAATATAATCAATCCATAAAGATGCGTCCTTCACGATATAATGATTCCGGTTACAAATATTTACAGCATGTTTAATATTTTCCGGTATCCCTCGTGTTCCTTTAGTATAAAGAAGACCATACTGCTTTGTTTTTATAAGCATCTCAGCTTCATTGTCAGTCAGCAGCATGACAGCAAGACTGCTTACAGATATTCCTTTGCAACGGAATGTAAAACCGTTTCTCTTTAATTTTGGGATAAGTCTTCGTTTTGGATAGACAAATTCAGAATTTATATCGTATTTGTCAGGGATGTATGAATATCTTCCATTTCCTTTGTCCTTTATGCTCATGGGCTTGCAGAAGTCCCATGCGTCATACACCCAGGCCATAGGCTTGCATGGTCTAGCCATGACATATTCCTTCCCGTCTTCTGATATCCAGTTCTGTACCGCTTCGTTTATACTGAAGTATGGCCCATGCCCTTCAGATATGTTTCCAGACATCTTATACATCTGTCTTTCGATGATGAAGTGACGAAAGACCTGAAATCCCCTGCAGGTGGTTGCGATCGTAAAGTACCAACGATCATCAGATTTGCGTTTCCGGCTATTCACCAACTTTAAGTGTGCCCCACAGTAAGGACATACAGTTTCGTCTCCTACTATGTCTATTCCTAGCGGAGACGAGTTCTTTTCGTGTACTTTACCGCAATTCATACACCATACTTCGCCTTTGCTGTAGTAACCGATTTTCTCAAAACAGGTATCTTTAGCCCATTGTTTCTGTTTTTCAGTAATGGCCGGCAGCTTTGCACTTAGTTCGGCCACCAACCGTTCTGTTTTGTTACGTGGTTTCATAATCTTAAAAGTCGAATAGTGATTGCTCGGCGTGTTTACTTCTTTCTCTCTCAGCCTTTCTGCGTTCAGCAAGCTTCTTTGCCTTTTCTTCATCGGCTTCGCGCATACGATAGATGCACTGTTGCTGGTATGCCTTGACAGCCTGCTCGTGGGCTTTTGCTTTGTCTTCTTCCGAAAGTTCCACTGCTGATGCTGAAGTGTTCACATGTGTTCCTTTGGGCAGCTTGTTTATCATTATGTCATCTTCGTCGTAGTAGTGGACTGCCAGCCCGAATACTTCAGCGTCAGTCATGTAAACAGCATTACCACGCTTATGTGCTTCTCCAATGACATAATCGAAGCATTCGTCTATATTTTTGTTAGCTTTCGCATAACTCTGTGCAAATTGTTCGTCATTTTTTGCCCGTTCGTCCAGATAAGCCTTAATGGCATCTTTGACATGATTTTGTTCTTTGCTCATATTACGATATCAATAAATCCAACTATATTTGAGGAAATTTTCTCAAAATTTCCCCTAATTCCCGTTTTATCAATATAACTGTTTAAATTCGTCTGGTAAAAATCCTTTATGCTTTCTAAACTTCAATGGCACTTTATTAATCGGTATCTGTTCCATACACAAATGGCGAGTTTCTGTCTTATATCCTTTACATGCTGTTTTTACAGCTTTCTTTTGTTGTTCTTTTGAATAGGGTAAATAGTTACTATCCCAATTTTTGAAATAGAATATTCTATCCATTATCTTTTTTGCTAATCTCTTTTTCATAATTAATCAATAAATTCTGTATTGGCATTTACTTGTCTTTCATCGGTAACTTGTACGATAACGTCGTCCTTCGGTTTAATCCTGCATTCCTCTATCTCTCTTGTTTCTACAAGGGTAAATGATGCTTTGGAATTTTCACTTGTAATATACATGCCGTCCCATGTCCATAACCCACCATGAATGTCTTTAAACTCTCCTATGTTTGGTGTTAGAGTTTTAAGCTTTGCCTTTCTGCCTACATTAGTCATTGCAGCAAAACCTTTATGTTGTGGATTTAACTCTCGGACTTTATTATACAAGTCAATGTCAAGTTCTTTCAGCCAATTAAGGAACTTAGGCACTTCTTTCGCTTGATAGTCCTTTATTTCTGCATTTCCAAAATATGAGCGAGGAATAAAATTCAGTATTTTATCATTTATGAAATCAGCGGTAAACATTGAACGTTTAATAATAGGTTTACGCGTACTCATTAATCCGCCACCATCGTAGAAATCTATTTTGTCATTCATATTAAGATAAGCAATAGGTATATACACGTAATCCATAAAATATTCAAGCTTCCTCGGTGCAGATAATTGTGTTCTATATACATCTTTATGCGCTGCCTCAAACTCTTTCATCCAAGAACTGAATTTTCTTGCCATAACCGAATAGCCTATCACAGAACCACGGCTACCATAAGGGCATTTGTTATTATAAACCACACACTTATGCTTTGCATACAACTCGCATTTTTCTGGACATTCACAATAAATTATATATCCCACCGCTTTTTCAGTCTTTTTCTTTTTGAATAACGACCTTGTCGGATTGTATATCCATGCATCAATTTCTTTTTTCATTATTTGTTATCGTTGTTATGTTCTACATGATTTAATTCGTCCGCCTTATCTCGTGCGTATATCCACGTGTTGGTGTCCGCCATAACGTTTAACACAGCTTTCAGCCCGGTTTCCACGGACTTATCCTTCGTAAGGTCTACATCGTCCGTCAGCTTATCCTCAACAAGTATGCGTGCTATATTACGCAAACAATACTCAAGTGCAGAACAGGACATAGACGAGAGGCATGAAGATACAGTCTGTCTTCCCTTTCCTTTCATAAGTATAGTGAAGTTCGTAAATTTTGATGAACGTCTCTTAACGTATTCAACAGCTTCACTGGCAAGCGACTGCGCAACAAGGATGGCCGCGCAGACATTTATATCTGGAACGTCGTATCGTCCTAAAGCATTTGCCAAGGCGATGCGTAACTTCTCTGTATAAGGCTGCACTTTTTCGTAGGCTGCATTGCCAAAGTCTGCCACCCACGCCTTGTCGCAATCGTGAGCCAATAACTCACCGATTGCAAGGGTTAGCTTCCGTATCTCGCCCATACTCGCCTTCGTTCCTGCCATACGGTTAATGTACTTTCTTATCTGCCTATTCTCGTAGAACTTTGGCAAACGTTCCTGCATCATATCCATTGCGTCAGTGGCGTGTATTATTGTTATATAGGCCAACGCGGCAGAGCCGAATACAGAGCCTGTATATTCGTCTCGTGAACGCTCCACCGAAGGCAGTGCGCCACGCATAAGATATGCGTTTGCTTCAATTGTGTCAATGGTTTTCATATTTTATTCAAAATATTCTTTACATTTAAATCCTTTTCGCGGTTCATAGTCCGCAAATTCGCATTTGAAAAATAGTTCCTTACGATTTGCCCAATGTGCCAAATCTTTTTGCCATTGAGGTATAATAACATTTCTTTTGTACGGATCCCTGTAAGGCTGTGCAAAAGGAACGCACTTATGATCTTCTTTCCAACAATTTATTCGGTAGAAGCTCTCCTCAAAATCTATGATAATGCAATACAACAAAAATTCTCCGGTGTATCCGTAACTGCGGACAAGCTGTATAGCACGTAAGCAGTCATTAACCTGCTTTGCCGTATCGCATCCAAACCTTATGCGCTTTATCCACTTAACTTTTGCCAATAACTTGGCTATTTCTGGAGTAACTAATCGTGCATCCAAAGCCTGATTAAAGTCAACGTGATATTTACGTGATACAATCTTTTCTATCTGATTGATACCATAATCACATGCCAACGCGTTGTTATCCAGGAGTATTGCATAAGGTCTCTTGCCGTTTAATGTAACTTCGTCTATATCCATGTATGGCTTGATGTTACCTTCCTTATGAGGAACCACGCACCATTTACAATGATTAGGGCATCCGCGCGTCAGGAAACCGTATGATGTTCTTGCATCTATGCCTGGATATATTGAATAATCAGGCTGAAGCCTGTCTATTTCTTCAGGTAGCTTAGAATGTATATCATATCCAGTGCCGCCTTTCACAATGTCAGAAACGTTGCTGATGATATAATTATAATCAGGTGTAAAATTGAATACTTTTGCCATGTACAGCCGATCGTAACTATCAAATGAATTATACCATTCAACAGCGTCTCCAGATTGCTTGTGATATGCGCTAATTTTCATAAGGGCCAGATTTGGATAATCGCTGTCAACGGCCAATAATGTTATCCTCATGGTTTAAATCTCAATTTTATATAACCTCTCCGTTCTACTTCCCGAAGTTCCTCGAGCTGCAGTTCGTTCACCTCGATATCAGTCTCGCCATTTATACTCATTCCTTGACTGATATTGTACCGTTGCCTAATTCGGTGTATAATGCCGCTATCCTTTGTGTTCCAATATATCGTTACTTTCATCTTCAATAAATCTTAATTTGTATTTCCCGGCATAGTATTGTTCGTTCATCCTGTGTGTATTCCTGTCGTACATAAGAGTGTATGCATCTGTGGTCTCAATGTAGCCGTGCCGTTTAATCAAGTTCCATTTAGCCTTATAAACTTTGTAACTCGTCTCGGCTAAACGCAGCTTTGTCTTTTGCGGCTTGCCTTCCCGCTTCCTGTAATACTCCATCTTGTAACGTACCGACCGCTTATGACCCAATTCCTTGAAATCTATCTTGTGGCGGTTGTTGGTTATATTGTCTTGAATTTTCTGCCTGATACGTTCCTGTGTTTCGGGCGTATGTTTTATGCCTAACTCGTTTGCTATCTTATCTGCACGATTTTTTTGTATGCCAAACTTCGCCTCAATCTCACTGCCTGTCATTGTCGGATAGTACTTTCTGACTAACTCAACGTGATAAGGATTGCGCCGGGTGCGCTCGTACTGCATAATGCCGCCCTGCTCGTGGACTATTCTGTACACTGCCGAGAGCGACACCCCTGCTGCTCTTGCAACGGCTGTCCTCGGCCTGTCGTTGATATGGGCGATGATGTAATTCCTCTGTTCTGTTGTAAGTTGTGCCATAGTCATTTCTTTTTCGCTAAATTATGCCACATCTCTTCACTTACAGATAGGCTGTCAGCCTTAGCCTGCGCTTCGACGTAGCGTTTACTTGCTGTGTCTCTCTCCGCTCTCGCCTGTCCGATGCACGCAAGGCATATTAATAACATTACAGCAAACTCAATCAACATAAACAGGTATGGTTTAGCGTGTACGATGCCGTCCACAGCGCTTAGGATGCGTTTTAAGACCATTACAGCCCCTTGCCTTATAAGTTTTAAGCCGTCTCTAATTTCGTGGCTCTCGTTAAAAATTATCTTACTCATTGTTTTGTGATTTATTATCGTTTTTATGCAGCTCTCGCCATTGTTCGTAGGTGAGTGCTGTTTTTTTCCACTCTTTTTCCTTTTGCTCTTTCTCCATGATGTCACGTTTTGCGATTATGGCATTCCTGTCTTTCACAAATTGTTTCAGCGCTGAAACAATAATCATTGGATCCACGCTGCCGTAGAACTTGCCATATTTCCCGGATTTAAACCACCAGAAGAATAACATTATCTCTGTTATCTTTAACCAGTGATATTCACCTGAAATGATATACGATAACTCTTCTAACTGATCTTCGCTAAGCTTTTCTTTACATCCGCAAAATTCGCTGACGTCTGTCAGCAGCGGAACTACACATGCCGCAGATGTATTTTTCCCGTAAGCAAGATTTATCTGGCTTAACGTAGGTGCGCTGCCAAAGATACAGCGCCATATATGTTTGCAGTACATTTTCTCATGGCTGCAAGTAAAAGTCAGCATAAACTGATCTTTGTTGCCGTAGGCGTTATAGATTGTCTCTTGCAAGTATCTTTGCGACAAGTCCAGCGGCTTCATTTCTTCTCGCTGCCTTTGTCGTAGGAGCGCCATTGCTTTGTCTGTTTCCATTGTCTTTCCTTTCATTTTCTAATCTCATGCGTATCATAAGCCAGTTGTTGAAATGTGCCATGCAGTCGCGCAATGTTTTGTTCTTGTCGTTAAAACCGCGACAGATGCAATCACTTTCAAAATCATCAAGATATTTTTTCAAACTCTCAATTGTCAAATGATAATTCATTGCCAACGTTTCAAGCCAGCCCTTCGACTTCTTCAGGCTCTTAATGTATTTTGGATAAACCGTCAGCTCAAAATCTTCTGTTCCGGTTCCAGTTTCCTCGCACGCGCACGCGTTGGTAGTCGTAGTAGTAATAATAATATTATTATCTTTATTATTATTTGGGTTAGAGGTGAGTTGCAAAATTTCGGGGTGAGTTATCAAGTGGGTTATGAGGTGAGTTACCAAGGCCTGCAACTCACTATCAGTCAAGTTGTTAAGTGGGTTATTTGGTGTATTGTCAGGTGGGTTGCTTGCCATATTTTGGCTTTGCACTTTCTGATAATTATATTTGTCATAATTTTTCAGAGTAATCACCGTTACGCCTTGGCTGTTGTCTGTAGTGATCATATCATCACGTTTCAACCTCCGAAGAAAAGATTTAACCCATTGTTCAGATCTTCCCCATTTCTTTGCAAGGTATCTATTTGATGCAGGATATTGTCCTCTGTTCCATGTTACTTCGTAGCACCCGATGCGCGACGTTGTCGATGATGCCTCAAATCGTGCAGACTGTATCAAGTCTAACCATGCTTCGGCCTCACTAAAAGCCCGGGCGGCCTGCCATTTCTCGCTTGCGAAGAAACGACGGCTCAGTGTTATATATCCGTCATCCATACCCTACTCTATTAAATACGCCTCTATCTCTTTCAGCATTTCTTCAGCAGAATGTATTACAACATACTTATATCCGTCCTGAATAATTTTCCGCTCCCATTCCTTCTGGTTCTGCTGTTGCCTGCCTTTAGGCGTCTTCACTTCTATAAGCAAAGCACCGTAATGCTTATTTGATTTAAGAAATATCAAATCAGATACTCCTGCCAAAGCGCCTTCAGCTTTGAGCTTCCCTGCAACAATCTTATTTCGCTTTCCGCCATTAGGAACTGCAAAAAGATTATGTACCATTCCAGGATATTTATACCTGAACGCCCTTATGCATTCGCATTGTATCCTGTGTTCCTCGTCGTCAGGCTTCTTCCTGACTTTCTTGCTATTCGCAAGTTTCAGCATCTTTTCAAAGTTCATTCTTTCTTCTTATTTTTATAGCCATGTTATTAAGCAGCCTTGCTCTGTTGTGCTCCTTGGCCGATGTGCCATGATGTCTGTAATAGGCTGCGGCATCAGATAAGTATTTTATCAGGAGCTTGGCATCAGTCTTACTTATCTGCACCATAGCTTGTGTTATTTTATCCTGTTCTTTAACTCGTTGCACGGCTTAAACTTCAGGTGCTTTCGTGCCGGCACCACGCATTGCTCTCCAGTGGAGATTATGCGTGCCTTGCGTGGCTTTGATTGCACGACGTTGAATGTACCAAAGCCTCGCAAATAAACGTTCTGTCCATTTGCAAAGGCTTGTGTAAGAACTTCTAACAAGCCTTCTATACTTTTTCTCACTTCCGAACGTGGTATGCCTGTAAGTTCGGTGATCTGTTCAATAATTTGCTGTTTTGTCATATTTGATTTTTTTAAGTTGATTGTGGTGCAGCCGTCCGCAAGACGTGATGCCGGTTTCGAGCCGCCCCTGCACCTGTAATGACTAAAGTTTATCAATTATCTTTGTCTTAACCATGCTGTCCAGAACCATGTCATCCAGTCCTTGACGCATATACTCGTGAGCCTTGGAAGTAGCCTCACTGAGATTATCGGCACGTATCAGAACGTAATACTTCTGCTCCTTTTCGTTCTCCTTGCCGTCAATAGTCTTGGTGACGATTGTTGCCTTGTAGTAATAGTCTTTGTCGTCGTCCTCGTTAACTATCTCACGCACATTGCTGCGCTTGAGGGCAACGACATCGCCCTCCTGCTGATAATCAGCATAGCTGTGCATTCCTGCGTGTTCAGCCTCGGCAAACAATTCACAATCTGTTATATATCGTTCTGTAACTTCTTTCTCGCTGCCGTCCTTCTGCAACTTTCTGACCTTTGTTGTTATTTCGTATAGCATATTATTAAGATTTTACGATGTTATGTTTTAGGCTTTCCTCGATGTCGTTCGGATTGAACTTATTCCACGGAATGATTATATCATATCTTGTATCTCCAGTGCTTTCGCATGAACGCTCCCCGTTGTAAAAAACACGTTTATTGCCAGCGTAATAACGAAGGGCAAGGCTATGAGGATAATTATTGTCAGCTACCATACAAGGCGTGTCAATCGGTAAATCTTCCTCTTTCTGTTCCTCCAACGGCTCAATGATAAGTTTGCCGTCCTCTTCGCTGACCTGCACGCCCATGTTGTGCGCCTTGATAACGTTGGCAATGTCTTTCAGCAAATCTTCGCTTGCGTGCAGTTCGTCGTCCTCGAACATCTCGTCAGTCCAATCAAATTCATTATTATCTATGTTAATATTGTATGTTTTATCTATACTTGTTATTGTGGCCGTTTCTCCACAATAACGCTCCATGTCTTCAATAAAGAATGTTCCTCCGCATAATATATAGCCAGATGCATTTTTGTTCTTCTCATACCACTCTTTTGACTTGATACGAACTTTGTCTCCTACTTTGTGTTTCATTTTCTTGTCCTCCTTTTAAAATGGTATATCATCGTTACTACTCTCACTCTCCTGCGGTTGCGGTGCCGGCTGTTGCATATCTTTGGCTCCGTATGGCTCAACCTTGTAGCCTCTTATCGAATTGAAGTATCGAACGTTGCCGTTCTCGTCCTTCACTTCCCTGCCGTTAATATCGTAGCTTACCGTTACAGCATCGCCGACCTTGTAATCGTCAAGTTGTTTCATCGCTTCACCCGAAAACTCAAAACTTGGATAGTTGTCATATTTCGGCTCCCCCGTTATCGGATCGTAACGTTTTGCGTCAATAACAAGCTGTCTTTTATAGAACGAATTGCCCGATTTGCCCTTTATCTCCTGCACATCTGTTATAAGATGTATCTTTCCGCTAATTGTGTTTGCCATTATTTTATAGTCAATATTATTTGTTCTGCTTTATTTATTTTTTCTTCCAAAAGTTTCATATCCGCCTCGTCCGGATATATTCTCACTATATGTATAGGATGTTGCTGCCACGGGCAATATGCTACGAAATCGCACCATTCTGCGCCTGTACACATCATGTGGCTTTGGCACTGCCAGTAGTATTCAGGTTTGACTTTCTTCAGCGTCGCATTGTCCTTAACTTCACAACGATAACGCATATAGCTTTCCTGGTTCGGACATTTTATCTCAACGCAACCGCTCTTTCCGTCGCCGTCGTCTGCAATAAAGCCGTCAGGACTTGACGCGAAGTGCGGTATTGTCTTGTGTGCTACGCTGCCTCGTTCAACTACTGCATATCCTTTCAACTTAGCGTACAGCTGTCTTGCGTACTCTTCTTGTTCTGTGCCCCAACGCATGGCCTTTGTCTCAACGTTCGTGATGTTCAGATATTCGTCAAACAGATTATCGTCATTCACGACCAGCGGGTTCATGTATCTTGTTGCCGCTACGTTATATATATAGCTGTTAGCTGTTTCGGAGAAGCCGTCTGAGCGGCTCTCCTTTGTAAGTTTCCACACATTGCTGCCGGTGAAGTTCCCGAGCCGCGCCCGGTACCAGCCCAGAGTGTGCTGTTCGCTTTCTTTTATTTTATCATCTACACCAGCAGCAGATGATACATCTATTGTTATCGCATCATTCATAACAGATTACCTTCCTTAACTTTGTTGTCGGTTTTCTTTGTCTTTGCAGGCTTAGCCTCTTCAACAGCCTGTTCAGCCATCATCGACAGCTTGTCTTTGTTGGTAAGGTCCACATATTCCGCGTCTACCGTATCTTCAGCTTCTTCTTTTGTCAAGAATCCCATACTGATCTCTGGCGAATACACTCTTGACCACCATGCTGCAGCTCTATACCTCAGCATAAGTTTCGCCATTGTGCGCCATTTACTTCCAGATTTCGTGTACCAGCCTTCTTTAATGGCTGTTTCAATCGACACCGGGTTACTCTCAAGTATCTCACCTGTAGATAACTCTGTTGCATAGGCGATGCACTCATAGTTGTCAATGTTCGTTCCGTCAAACTCAAGTTCTACGATTGTGTTCTTCTTCAAGACAGGATCGTATCTCGTCTCGTTGTATTTTATTTTACCGACCTTGCCGAGATTTCGTTCTCTGTATTTAAGCGATGTAAACTTACCGCACATGTTGATTGTTGATATCAAGAAGGCCGATCCCCAACGTGGTGTACCTTTGATGATATTCAGGTTCTGCATCACCATAAGCGGATTTACATTCATTCTCATCGCCATATCAACGGTGATGATACAGTTTCCAATATTCTCTCTGTAAATGTCAGGTACAATAGTACTTTCAGCGTACATCTTGCCCATGCGCTGCATAACTTCAAATTGTTTTACCGTCTGCCCCACAGGTGTCAGGGCAAACTCTGCAGCTTGCTTCGCCTGTATAATCTGCATTTCTTGATTATCCATAGAATATTTATTTAAATGGTTAATAATATTTTCTCAGTCTCGCTTTCGATACGTGCCGTATCAACGTTGGGTGTCTTTGCCTTCTCGTTAAGTGATGAAAGTTCCACATCTATCACACGGCACTCAGCAGTTACCGGGATAAATGCGCCTGTGCCGTTATAGTAATCGTCCTCTGTGTACCCTTCGACTGTTACATCTACTGTCAACGTCAGCGTCTCGTCCTTCTTTTCTACAGACACTGCTGATACACCGGCGTTTGCGCAGTCGGCACACTTGCGTACCAAATCTGCGTAGTCGCGTTCGTATAGTTTCATAGGCTTATTTATTTGTACAGCAACTTGTACCATGACTTGTACAAAGTCTTGCCGTAGATTGTTGCAAACCACGCAAAAGCTATAACTAACGCCGTTGCATCACCTGTCATGCAGGTGTGCATGAATGCTGCTACGTTGGCAGCGATAACTAACTTTTTCATATATATTGTTTTTTGTTTTCCAATTTAAAGCCGGTGAACCTCACGGCGGACCGGGGATTGAGCGTCCTAAATGCTCCATTTTAAAATGATTAAAGTAAATTATAGCAGGATATGCAAGATTCGAACTTGCATAGGTGCGTCCACCTGTTTTACCGTTGAACTAATATCCTCCAGTTGTCTTTCCAACTTGTCTTATCTGCACAGATAGTGGCGAAAGCAGGATTCGAACCTGCAAGGACTTACAAAGGTTTTACCGCGGTCTCAACCTAATGCCATTCCTTCCTTTTGGTTGGAATACGTTTACCAATTTCGTCATTTCGCCAGATACCCACCGAAGTGGGTACTACTAATCACACTATTACAACGAAATAATCTTGTTTAAAAAATATGTTATTTAACTCTGTTTTTATGATTTTAAATTAATTCAAACGCTGATTATAAAATATTGATATTCAGCGGTCCGTCACGTGTGAAATATGTTTGCATCGTTAAAATTTTAGTTATTAATAATTAGGCTTTCGCCTGTTTGGTCTCGTAAAAACTTCGGGAACTTCACAGCGGCCGAAGTGTGCAATGAAAAATTTACAAAAAGAAAATTCTTCAACTGTTGTTATGTCATCATCTTGTTAGCGTGGTGCCGGCAGGATTCGAACCTGCATGAGCTTTCTGCTTTGAGTAACCCTTCCGGCTGGGTAAAGCTCCAGTACTCGTCGCGCGTCTACCAATTCCGCCACGACACCGAAACCGGAGAGCTTCGCAGTGGCCCGGGTGGTCATATAAAGATTTTCAGTTCATAATTTGAGAATTTAAAAATGCACGAGCCTCACGGCGGGTGCAGGTGTATAGAAAAAAACATCTAGGTGAATAGCACCGCTGTGCTTTAAGTCAAACTAAACATGAAAAACACTTAACTGATCTTAGTGCCGGCGCCCGATTCCATCGCAGCCAATTTAATGACAGCGCCGGCTATATGTAGTTATGGTAAATTATAACTAATGTTCTTCCAAAATATATAGCCCCTACTCGCGTCCTCGCTGCCGTGTCATAGATTGTCAGTCTCTACAGCAGCTTCGCTTTCGTCTTTTGTCCCATAATGTCAAAGATCTATTTTCCAAAGTCTACCCTTGCGGCTTACGCGTCAAATGACATTGCGCTTCGGAACTTCGTAGTGGTGCCGCCGCTCTCGCTGCGTGATGCGAGCCTTCAACTCTCCCGGCACCTGATTAAAATGGCTAAAAGTAATCTTGCATTATATGTTGGGCTTCTCTAAGCTCCTTCATGAAGTATTCAACCTTTCCGGGGCGCTTGCACGGATGCAGCTTGCCTTCTCTGCGCCAGCGGTCCACATTGCCGCGGCCAAACATCTTGTAGGCCTTTCGCTGACTTATCATCTCAGGATCAGCGGCCTGTTCTTTTAGCTGTCTGACGACTTCAGCGGCGATGTCTTTAACGAGGACTTCGTAAGAAACCGTGCAGTCAGGAAAGTTTATTGCGTTCATCTGTTGAAATGTCTTATCCAGGTTCTGTACAAATCTTTCCAGCATGTGTAGCCCATAAACGTGAAGGCTACAAATAAGGCTGTAGCGTCAGCCGTGCGTGCTGTGTGTATGAATGTGAGTATTACTGCTATAATTGATATTGTTTTCATGTTACTTTGTCTTTTAAAGAGCGGGCGCCGGCGAGTAGGAAAATGTTATGAATAGTTATATGGCAAATACATATCCGGCGCCCGGCGTGGTTACATAAATCTATTTTCTTCAATCTCTATCCCCCCGAAGTTGTCGAGGGCATCTTTTCTTATCTCCTGTGCTCTATGGCTGTTGCTGCTATATTTCAGTGCAGCGTAGACAGTTACCTTCGAGCATTTATGCAGTGTGGCCAGCTTACTTATATCTTCGTAAGCCACCAATATCTTCGGTGTTTTTATAGCTCTTTTTGTTGCTCGTGTCTGTTTTTTCATTATCTTTGCGTTATTAATTAGTTAAGAAATGATTTATTTTCGTTTTCAAATGCAAATGTAGAGCATTTTACTGTAATCACAAAATTAAATACAGAAAATATTGCTGTAAATTGTTTATTTATACAAATTCTAAATAAGTAAATTATGGAAACATCTGTAAAACAGCGACTTATACAATTTATTAAATACAAAGGTATAGGTCAAGGTAAATTTGAAAAAGCCGTAGGTTTGTCGAACGGATTTGTAAATAATATCAGAGTATCTATAACGCCTGAAAAATTACAGAAAATAGCTCTGTATTATCCTGAATTAAACAAATCATGGTTATTAACAGGTGAAGGCGAAATGTTAAACAACGAAATACAGAAAACGGCAGAAAAAGATTTGCTGTCTGACTACGAAACTTATCTTCTGCCTATGACAACTCATGCCGGAGGCCTTAACGAAGTCTCTGCAGACGGAACTCTTCTGCAAAATTGCGAAAAGGTCATATCGCCAATCAAGGGTGTTGACTTTGCAATAACGGTGTATGGTGAGAGTATGGCCCCTGAATATCCTTCAGGCTCCAGGCTATTAATAAAGCGCATAGATCCTTCAATATTCATCGACTGGGGCAAGGTGTTTGTGCTTGATACAAGTAACGGCGTGATTGTAAAAGAAGTGCATACGTGCGAAAAGGAAGGCTATGTCACTTGCCATTCTATAAATCCCGATCCGAAATACGCCGATTTTATAGTACCTCTTTCAGAGGTCTACGGTATGTATAGGGTATTAATGTGTTTGTCAGCAAAATAAAAAATAAATTGATATTTTTAATAATAAATTTTTAAAAGGGTTATACTTTAATAAAATAAAAACATGAAAAAGAAATTTGTTTTGCTCTTTGTGGCAATATTATCACAGTTTACTGTTTTTGCACAGGATAGTGTATTAGGCATCAAATTCGGCACGCATAAAAATGATGTTAAAAGCATGTTGGAAAATAGATTTGGTGAATATAGTGTGCATGATTTAAATGGTGAACTTACAGTCTATAATTGTACGTTTGCTGGTATTGAATTTAATTTTGTGGATTTTGAGTTTGCATGGAACAATAATAATGGAATATCATATTTTAATTCAGCCCGTTTCCAAAAATGGTTCTCGCCTTCTGATACAGAATATGCAAAAAAATGTAGAGATATTATATTTGAAAAAATAAAATTAAAATATAGCTATTACGAAGAAGATAAAAATCATAATGGTTTTAAATATTATAAATTTGGATTAAATCCTAATGATCCAACAAAAGTAACAGGTATGATTGATCTAACTAGAGATAAGGGCAAAGACGGTGTTGAACGATTATATCTTATTGTAACCTATTTCCCATATCTCCCAAATTCAGATTTAAATGATTTATAAAATTTTGTATTTCTGATAAAGACGCAGAGACATTAAAATCTTTTATTACAGATACGACGTCAATTTATTATTAGGTAGATAAATTTAAAAGAAAAGTTATGTAACTAAACGAATTGAAAGAAATATGGCTGTCTACGTTTCCTGATAGCAGCCATACAAATGATGTAAAACGTTTTATACGTTATGCTTTAGAACTTGCAAAAGTCAACGGCTCACTTAATCATACAGAAATGAGCGCAGGAGGCATCAGCCCTCATCGTATCGAGGAATATCAACGTCAATACGAATTTCTGCGAGATGTCCTCGAAGTTCTTGATGAGAGATAAGTGCGGCACGTACAACACGTGAAGCTTCATCAGCATCATCTCTTGATGTAAAGATATTACCTTCGCGTGAAAGGAACTCAACAATAGTGCGACGGCTTTTATGCCAACTTTTGCAGAGATTGTCAATCAATTCAGGGCGAAAATCGCCTTCTCTAAGATACCAATATTCTTTCATGTAGGCAAATATAGCCAAAATACCTGAATAAAAGAATATGTTTAAATAAAAAAATTACAATAAAATATTGATATTAGCTACTATTTAGAGCATTAACGTAACTTCCTGCCTTTCAGTGATATTTTTCAGACGCGCAAGCTGCTGTTGAGGAATAA